CGGCGCGCAACAGAGAAGTGAAGTGTACAGCTCATTCAATGGCGCGCAGAATATCATAGACGACAGTAAGGCGTGCTGTTCCGTAGTCTTACGGCTAAGAACAGGGAGAAAGCTCGTGAACGGTGTTACTTACCGGTGTGCTTACATCTAACCCGAAGAGGGGACAGGCCCAAAAGGCTTGATGGTCACGAGCAAGGAATAAAGAAGTGCTAAGTATTCCACCCTTTTAAATTTAAGAAATCATGGATGACGAAGCAGACAAACTACTATTAAAAACAGTAGGCGCTACGGTGACAAAAGTAGCATTATTTATTTGTATTGCAATCGCATCAATTTCATTTTTTCATTCATGTAAACTAGACAAAGAAACAATGTCTGAGTGCAAATCTGTTTGTGGGTCTTCTGGTGGTATTAAAGAAGTCACATATTCAAAATGTATTTGTAATGACTCACAGATGCAAATAAATTCATCTGATGCTTGGGTATTGCCAAGAAAATAAAATAGTTTGACATAATCCCCTATTTATTTTAGGGTGTTACCTTGTTAAAGAAGATTACAAAACTATTTAAAAGAGCAAAAAACTTTATTGCTAATAAAGTAGATCGGCGGATAGTAAAGTGGTATGCAGGTCTTGCTATTTGTATTTCAGGTTTAGAGATTGCGTACTTGAATGGCACTCTAAAAGAGATATATGAAAATGATCCGACAAAAATTAGCGTTGGAATTTTCTTAATTTTAATCTGGCAAACATTTAAAGCTGGATTTATTCTGTTTGAAAGAAATAGAACAGGTTTTAAGGCTAATAAAGATGCGTTTAAAAAAGACATCGAGTCCGGATGGTTTTGGAGTGATTCTGTTCTATCACTTGGTATGGTGGGAACGGTGATTGGATTTATGTCAATGCTAGCCGGTTTTATAACACTTGATATTGCAGATCCCGAGTCTGTTCAAGGAATAATCGCTCAACTAGGATCGGGAATGGCTACGGCATTAACAACAACTCTAGTTGGGTTGATAGCGAGCATCTTGATAAAGGTTCAATTTTTTATGTTAGATAACATGGACTAAAATGCGTCGATCTTATCATTCAAATACAGCATTCTTAGATTTGCTATTCAACACGCTGTTGGGTTTTGTTGCTTTTTTTGCAATAACTCTGATTCACGTAAAAAAAGATGCATCAGACAGCGCTTTAAGTGAAGTTGAACTTGATTCTCACGTTTTAATAATTGCTTCTTGGCCTGAACATCATACAGATGATATCGATATGTACGTGAAAGACCCTAAGGGTGGGATTGTTTTCTTTCGAAATAAAGACAACGATATTATGCATTTAGACAGAGATGATTTAGGGAGGGAGGGCGAGTATTACTATGGAAGCGATGAAGAAGATTACGGGACTAATAGAGAGATGGTAACTATTAGAAAGAAGTTCCCAGGAGAGTATGTTGTCAATTTACATGCATACACGAAATCAGGTGATGATCCTGTGCCGGTAGAGGTAAAAGTATACAAAATTAAAGACGGTAGGCTTGTTCATGACGAGTTAATTTTTATAGAACATAGAGGTCAAGAAAAGACAGCTATAAGACTAGATGTCAAAGAAGACGGAAGTGTTTTGATAAAAGAGCCTCGATATCTACCTATTGCAAGAGACATCGTGAGGTAGACGTGCTATTTCCAATGTATATCGCTTTACTTTCGGCAGCTGTCATAGGCATGATTGCTATGCCTACAAAGAAACACACGTTCAAGACGTTGGTGTTGATAACTCTTTTAAGTCACGGTTACTTGACAACTTATGCTACACTAAAAGAAATTAGCGGATATCCTACTAATGACGACCTTCCAGAAGAATTTGAGATAGTTTGGGCAAAGGTTGAAGAAAGCGGAGATGAAAAGTTTATTGAAATATGGGTTAAGTATGACACTGACTTTCATGAAAGAATTTATTCTAAGTTTTCTCTTGCGCGCTTGCCCAGTCAAGTTTCAAGAGTTCACATACTTCCATACACAGAAGAAAACCATGAGTTTGTAGAGACTACTCAAGAAAAAATCATTGCGGGACAAAAAGTGGGCGTGATAATTGAGCCGGGTCAGGAAAATGAAGAAGTAGACTTGAGAAAATCTCAAGAACAGTATCAGATTCAGTATGAAAATAACAAGATAGCGAAATAAATAATTTTATGCAGAAACCCACAATGCAAAATAAAAATGTCTTTACATTGTTAAAGGAAAATACGGGTCTAGTTTCAGAGGGTTTGTTGTATCACCTGGAAAAAGAAATTCCTATTAGTGAAAACATCTACAGACCTGGATCAGATAATTTTTTCAAACTATTTAGAGAGGTCAGAAATCTTCACAGACATGGTCTCTATGAACTAGATGAATCAGAAATATACTTTATTGAAGAATTAGACATTGGAGAATTTGGGATTTATGAAGGTGAGTCTGTACCCTTAGATTTTCCACTCTTAGAGGTTAATGAATTAGATGAGGCCAAATACAAGGGTCGAAAAGTCAAGCTTGGTAAAAAGGGTGCAAAAAGATCAAAGGGAGGAAAAGCTCACGTTTACGTCAGAGATCCAAAGTCAGGAAATGTGAGAAAGATACCTTTTGGATCATCTATGCCCGATGCTATGGGAGATAGTCCAGAGCACAAGAAACGCAGAAAGAGTTTTGGTGATAGACACGGTTGTGCTAAAAAGAAAGACAAGACCAAAGCTGGATATTGGGCATGCAGAGCAACAAAAATGTTTGGTAGGAACATACCCGGGTGGTGGTAATGAGCGTTTATCCGTTTAAAGAAGCAGTAATTTCTGAGAGTCTGAAGATCAGATTATTTGACAAGTCAGTAAGTATCGACGATCTTGTTTGGCATAGAGATGAAAACTGTCGCGTCATAGAAGTAGTCTCAGGGAATGGCTGGTCTTTTCAAAGAGACAATGAGTTGCCTACTAGTTTGAAAGAAGGTGATGTTTTCAACATTGAAAAAGAATCATGGCATAGACTGATAAAAGGCGAAGATGATCTGGTGTTGATGATTTCAGAGAAGAAAAAGAAAAAGCAGAAAAAACTCCCTTCTCAATATGATGCTCCTCCGAAAAGCAAAAGAGCTAAACTACTTAAAAAAGCATCTGACCTCTATAAGAAAGGTGATATAAAGGGCGCTGCTAGAATCAGACAAAATATGGAGAAAAAGCACATGGGCGAATCAGTTCGCTTACTAGAAGCAGATGAACTCAAAGGGATGATTTACGATATCACAGAAGAGATCAAGCTTGATGAAGTGCTTAATGAAGTAGAGAAAATTCTCCAAGAAAAGAAGAGAAAGAAGAGCGGTAAATCACCCAAAGGATTGTCCAAGGCGGTAAAGAAATCTCTTGATAAAAAGGCAGATCGACGATGCCTAACACGGGGATCCGTCTATTCAGAGTTTAGAAAGGGGCTTTCCGCCTTTCTTTCATCCGGATCAAGAAAAGGAATGACAGCCCACCAATGGGCCCATGCGCGCGTTAACTCAGCACAGCCAAGTAAAAAGTGGGCAACAGTTAAGAAGAGAAAGAAGTGTCCAAAGAAGAAATGATTTTAGTGTAACTAATACTTCCCTATGTTATAATAAAAGAGTATCATAGGAGATTTTATGACAGTTAGACTAGGTTATGCTTGTATTAACATGAGCCTCCAAGAAAGGCGCCCTGGAAAGGTTACATGCAACAGAGGTATGATTAGGCGCACATTTTTAGCCAAGGGTGCAGAATACGCTTCACAGCTTGCATTGCTCAACTCTCTTGATCTTATCAAGATTATTGCATGGAACAACGAGCAAGGGATAAAGGTGTTCAGGATGACATCATGCCTATTTCCATGGATGTCCGAGTATGAACTAGAAGATCTTCCTGATTATGAAGGCATCAAGGCAAATCTAGAATATGCAGGTAGAATTGCTCGAGAGAACAATCAGCGACTTTCTTTTCACCCTGGGCCGTTTAATATTCTATCTTCCCCCAAGGAAAAGGTTGTCCAGTCTTCTTTGCTAGATCTGACCCGTCACGGTGAGATCATGGACCTGCTTGGTCAGCCGCGTAGCCACTGGGCCAAGATTAACATCCACCTGGGTGCTGCGTACGGTGATCGTGAAGGATCGATCGATCGATGGTGTAGAAACTTTGAGTTGCTTCCTGACTCTGTCAAGACTCGTCTCACACTAGAGAACGACGACCGTGGAAATCTCTACTCGACAAAGATGCTTTACGACGGTGTCTACAAGCGACTCGGTGTTCCCATTGTCTTTGACTCTCATCACTTCGAGTGCGGTCCGCAGGACACGCCGTACGACGAGGCAATTGGCATGGCTGTGGAAACGTGGCCTGATGGTATCACGCCACAGTGTCACCACTCAAACTCCAAGCGCGACTACGAAGATCCAACAGTGGCCAAGTCTGCTCACAGCGCTTATTACTACAAACCCTTCGAAAGCTGTGGGCACACAGTCGATGTTGTACTAGAAGCGAAGGCGAAAGAACGTGCATTGTTCAAGTATATGAGAGACTTTTGTGCTTGAGGGTGATCTAGTTGGCATTTGGGATTATGTGAGCAACAAAGAGCGGTTCGGGGTTATCTGTAAAATTGATCAAGATCGAGTAGTAGTTCAAGTAGATTCTGCTTTTCATTCTATCCCCAGAGGCTATGTTCACAAGCCGGGAACAGCAAAACCTAAAACAGCTGAAGAGACTATAAAGAAGGCATTTTGGTCAATACAAGGGAGGTGGTGTAGATTAAATGTCCATGGTGAGCCCATAGTTAACATAGAGCAGCCTGGTTTACATGAGGATGTTTTCTAATCAAAAACATACGTATAATATCATTTATCAGTTTAGTGATCAACAGAAGTCATCCTAGAGGACATTATGAATTTATTTAAAAAGCTAGTGACGTGGAGAAAACCACCGGAAACTTATGTAATAGAAGAAGAAGATCAGATTACAGATGAGATTGAAAAATCTCTTTGGGATCTTAAAAATTCAATGGATCTTCCCACAGAAGAAGTAGAAAAAGCTGTTCTTTCTCGAAAGGAAGCAAAATCTAAGTAGTTTCCTGCTTTTACAAGGCAGTTTTATTGCCATAAAATTTACTATGGCTAGTACTATAAAAAAATCAACAATGACGAAGGAGCACAAAAGATATCTTGCGGCTTCTAAAAATAGTAGTACAAAAGTTAAGACTAATCATGAAGAAGTTAAAAAACTTAACGAAGAGATTAGTTATATAGACGAAGACATTAATAATTCAGAGGAGAATAGTATGTCACAAGATTTTGACGATTTTGATTTTGTGAGTCATTTTGATGAGAATGCCGAGGTGGGTAGCGATGAGTTACTACCAGAAAACGAAGCACCCAGTTCATTAAACTGCGCTTTTATCGGACTAGGTGGAGGAGGTGGAAAACTTGCTAAATCTTTTCTTGATCTAGGTTTTAACAAGACTATTTTAGTAAACACGACTGAAAAAGATCAACCTAGCGGTGTAGATCCAGATCATTTTTTGCTGATTCCAGGTGCTGACGGTGTTGGTAAAAATGTTGAATTAGGCGAAGGCGTGCTTTCTGAGAACTCTACACTTGTCGAAGATGCGCTCAGAACAAAAATAGGTAAGGTTGACTGGATTTTCGTATGCTCAGGTGGCGGAGGCGGAACAGGCAGTTCAGCAGGCGTCCTTCATGAATCTTTTGAGCGCCATTTAAAATCAGTCCAGGGTGAAGGCAGGGTTGTTTATATTATATCAACACCGACTGCTCAAGAACTTCTAAACCCTACAATCAAGCAGAATTCAAAACACCTGAGCGACGCTGTTAGTAGTCATCCACACATCGTCTTAGATAACGAGAAGCAATTAAAGTTACTAAGAGGAAAAGTAGGGATGCTCGACATGTATCCGGCTGCGAACAAAGCGTTTGCCAAGATGCTGTCCCAGGTTTTAAAGCTTTCTAGTGAGTCTTCAACTGTTCAGACTTTTGACTCAAAAGATCTTGAAGCATGTCTAAAATCACCTGGGCGAATCTTTGTAGGAACGTCTATCGTTAGAGACGCATCTCAAAGAGGGTTGGGTTCAATTATTTTTCAAAGTTGCCTAAAAGGCTCACCTTGCCAGTCCGTCAATGGAAAAGGATCTGCTGGTGCTTTGGTTTTAGTCGCACCTTCCAATATTTTAGATGACGCTGCTATTAGCAATCACCTAGAATCAGCGATCTCTTATGTGGGCGGCAGAGTAGACACACTATTTTCAGGTGTCTATGTAAATGACAATGCGCCTGGACTAATTTCAATTATGATGGTTTGCGGTTTATAAAAATAAAAATAGACTATAAAAGCCCTGCCTTGTGCAGGGCTTTTTCTTTTGCGTAGATATTTATGTCATGTATGTCTTGGATAATTGATTTGCATCCTTTAGTTTCGACAAGATCTTTTTTTCTATTTGACATACCCTCATTCTTGTGATGTTAAAAATTTCGCCTACCTCTTGCAAAGTTTTCGGACCTTTTTCTGATTCTATCAATGCGCAGTTCAGCGATTCAGGCATGTCTAACCATAATCGACAGTCCTTGTTGTCACAAGATACTTGGCATTCTTGGTGTGCTTTAAAGCACGTGATGCCTTTTATTATTTCTTCCATTTGTGTAAAATCCTTAATGATGTGCCTACAAGTATTAAAATGCATGAATTGGAACATGTACAAAATGGAGTACTAGCGTGAGTAAAACACAAAAAAGAAAAACATTTATAGTTGACACTAATGTGCTGCTTTATGACAAAACCTCTATACACTCATTTCCAGGAGCAAAAGTAGTACTGCCGCTGACAGTATTAGATGAACTAGATAGGTTTAAAGATAAACCCGGCCTATTGGGTGAATCAGCCAGATATGTCAATAGGTTCTTAGATGAAGTTCGAAAAAGCGGTTCACTAACCGAGGGTGTCTTTATTGAAGATATCGATCAGATAATAAAGGTGGAATTCAATAATGTAGAATTACTACCTGCTGATTTAAATCATACTACAGGTGACAACAAGATACTGGGTGTAGCATTACAACTAGCTAGAAATGAAGATATCACGGTAATCACAAAAGATATTAACTTTAGAGTAAAGTGCGATGTTCTAAAAATACCGTCAGAAGATTATTACAAAGATCATATCAGTAATCTAGACAATATGGATGACCTCTACTCTGGTCAAGACGAAGTATCAGTTGGAAAAGATCAGATTGATGATTTCTTTGCAGATGAAAAAATTCCTGCACCTGAAATAGAAGGGAGTGAGTATCATGAAAATCAATTTTTCGTTCTAAAATCAAATTCGTGCAAAGCATCCGCTCTAGCAAAATATCAAAAAGGAGATTTGGTAGCTGTAAAACCCACTATAAATGATATGGTTAAAGTGAAACCTAGAAATAAGGAGCAAAAATTTGCTTTAGAGTTGCTTACTAATGATAAAATACAGTTAGTAACTATTACAGGTATTGCCGGGTCTGGCAAGACATTCTTAACTCTCATGAGTGCTCTTTCTGGGATCTATAGCGAAAGATACAATAGAATTGTCATAACAAGATCTATGCAGCCTGTAGGTAAAGAAATAGGCTTCTTGCCCGGGACACTTGATGAAAAAATGTCCCCGTGGATGTCTCCCATTGTTGATAATTTTAGATGCAACTTCAAAGATATCACATATTTTGAAATGATGTGCCAAAAAAGACAAATTGAGGTTGCTCCTTTGACTTATATGAGAGGTAGAACTTTTAATGATGCTTTTATTATTGTTGATGAAGCACAAAATGCTACAATTCATGAATTGAAAACTATTATTACTAGAGTAGGGGACAATTCTAAGGTTGTCCTCTTAGGTGATGTAGAGCAGATTGATACCCCCTATATTGATAAGCTGTCAAATGGTCTTTCTATTGTGACTGAAAAGTTCAAAGAATCCGAAATAACCGGCCACATACGGCTAGAAAAGGGTGAGCGATCACCATTAGCTACATTAGCATCAAAAGTTCTCTGACTTCATTTAATGAGCTTAATACTTATCTTAAAGGAGCTTGACAAATGGGAAGGGCGAAGTTTAAGAAAAGAGACAGGAATAGGTTTAGAAAGACTTATCCGTACATGAGAACAAGACCTGTCATGGAGTACATGGCAGGAAAAGAAACCATCATGGAGACAGGAGCGGCAACATTTGCAGGAGATGTAAGTGTAGATTATAATTTCATCTCTTCTTTTCCTGTGCCGCCAACAATTAGTTTGACACCTTACGATTCGGAAGGTCTCAACGCTGCCGGTGTAAATGTTTATATCGAGCATGTCACAACAGAAAAGTGTACAATAGCTGTCAGTGAAGGTTTTACAGGGACAGTGCATATTCACGCGCTGTATATCAAGGCGGGGGCTTCTTAATGGGTGTCGCATTAGATTTAGAAATAAACAAAGTAGAATTTAACAAAAGCACGGGAAGCTACATCAGCTTTGAAGAAGAGTTTGCAAAGTTTCCTTACATAACTGTCGTTGTAAGTGGAACAGCCCATACCCACAAATCTGGAAGTCAAAATATTAACTCTTTTGTCAGCAATGTATCAAAGTCGGGCTTTAGTATTGAGTTTTCTGATGCTTTTACAGGATATGTACATTATAAAGCAGCACGTGCCGAATAGGTGATTTAAAAATGAGTAACCCTAAAGACTTTTTAGCTAAACAGATAAGAACTAACACTTTAATAGTGTCAGGTGGTAATTGGGCGATAGGATCAGATGGATCATCCCCGGGACTGCTAATTTATTCTGCATCATTGGCCCCTGACTTTGTCGGTGGTAGGCCTGACAAACTGTTCTCAGGATCAGGCAATTTTGGAATGGTCCAGATTTATCAAACAGCAGCGAAGATTAATGGAGGTTTGGCTGTATCAAACACTCATGGTGGTAACGTTAGAATAGCTTTTGATCAAGAAATGGACATCAACCCGCACGTTGCAACCCAAAGGGTGACAAAAGCTCATGTTCTTTTGGGATCAGGCTCGAATGCAGTTCCATTTATAACATTTGTTTCCGGGTCTAGCTCGAGTCCAGGTGGTACAACCCAGAGAATGTTTTTACTTTCTCAGTCCATTGGTGGTACTCATCCTCACACCAGCTCCAACACTGCTGCTAACAACCCATACAACATGTTGGATGTCAACTTTTGGGTGTCTGGATCTAAAGGTTCTAAGAGAAGCTCTGGAACTCCGGGTTCTCATGTACCCACGTACTGCGGTACCGCTGTGTTCGGAGGTGACCTTGTAGTATCAGGAACACTTTATGCAGAAAGACAGGTAATTGAAGTTGACGTATCACAGTCTGGTTCGCTTTTTGTCTCAGGGTCAGCAGAAATTGGCGGTGGTCTTATCGTCAATGAGCACGGTGGTTCCGTTGCTACACAATGGAGAAATAGAGAATCAAACAACTTCCTCTATTTCAACCCAGCCGGTGATAGCAATAATGGAAGAATAGGTATTGGTAATAATGATTGGTCAGCTTCGACAGTCCCAGCTGCGCCTCTGCACATAGCTGAAGAAAATTCGGCGACCAACTCAGTTGTAGACCAACTATTCCTTCAAGTAAAATCATCAGGAACACCTGCAGCAGGGCTGGGGTCGAACACAACTTGGACTGTAGAAACTGTTGCTGGTAACCATATCATCGCCGGATTAGAAGTTATAACAACAGATGCTGGATCTGGAACTGAAGACGGGGCTATGGTCTTCAAGACAATGACGGCCGGGCAAACAAGGACCGAGAAATTTAGGATCGGTGCTAATGAAACTGTTGTCAATGAAGGTAACATAAATCACGACTTCAGAGTAGAAGGAAATAGTGCATCTGCCACTAATCTATTTTTAGTAGATGCAAGCTTAGATAGGGTTATCGTTCAAGGAGCAACCGGAGATGATACAGAGTTATTTAAGGTAATCGGTAACGATGATGCAGGAAGTGGTCAGGAGGCTGACTTTTTAACTATCTCCCCAACGAAAGTCGTTATAAATGAAGATGGTCAAACAGTCGACTTCAGGGTTGAAGGTAAAAATAGAGCTCACGCGTTATTCGTAAATTCTCAAGTAGCCTCAGGGTTTGATCAAGTCTTAATCCTTTCAGGTGGAGGAAGCGGCGGATCGACTGATAATGATGACGCTGCAGGTACTGACGTTGCTTTTTACGTGTCAGGATCAACTTCATTTGGAGGAGGCGCAGGTCGAACCGAACCCGGCACTTACGGTATTAGTTTATTCGGTGGCGATCTCCACTCGTCAGGAAATATCACGGCAGACGGCCGAGTCGGACCATGGGTTGATGGTGGGACATTTGTTTATCCTTACGGTACTGAACACCTGGTATTAGGTGCCACAACGATCGCAGCATCAGATATCATTCTATCAGCTACAGGATCTGCGACATTCAACAATCAGTCTTCAGCTAACGGTGACTTTAGAATCAAGAGTCAGACAGACGAATCTATGGTGTTTGTCGACGCAAGTGGTGATGTAGTAGGTATAGGGACTGACGCACCAAATGGAAGTGCGCAGCTTCACGTCGGTAACTCAGGAGCTTCTTCACTTGCTTCAACAGTGCTTTATCTTGAAAATGAAAGTGCTAGCTCTGCAGATGTCAAAATCTGGTTCGGTAAAAATGCAACAGTAAAGCATGCGATAGGTTTGGATGATGATGATAGTGATAAGCTCAAAATCGTCTTGGGCGGCCTTCTCGGAGCTTCAAATAAAACACTGATGGATTTTCCGTCAGCATTCGGTAATGCAATAGTAGTTAACGAAAGTGGCCAAGATTTAGACTTTAGAATTGAAAGTGAAAATGATGCCAATCTTTTCGTTGTTGACGCGTCGACTGATTCTATTGGAATCAATGTGGCTGCTGGTTCTCATGGGGCAAGACTGGATATACTAGCAAATGATGCAGGTGAAAAGGGTTTGTTGGTTACTTCAAATCCTGGGTCTGGTCTCCAAGGTGGCGATGTTGCTAAATTTGTTAGCGGATCTTCAGAGGTATTTTCAATCGGTGGTAGCGACGGTGACGTTGTTGTTAATGAAGCTGGCGCAGATAGAGACTTCCGAGTCGAGACGAGCGGAGATGACAAAGCGTTTGTAGTTGATGGTGGTACAAATACTGTTGTTGTTAACGAAGATGGAGATGGTGCAGACTTCAGGGTTGAAACAGCTGCAGAAGACGAAGCCCTTTTCATAGACGCTTCAGCAAATACCATTTACATTAATAAGGGTGAGGAAGCAGTAACTACAATCATAGGTAGTACAAATGATGAAGCAATCAGAATTGGTGCTGCTGGCGTTATTTTCAATGAAGATGGCCATGGAACCAATGACTTTAGAGTTGAGTCAAATAATAAACCAAATGCACTGTGGGTAGATTCTGGGCGTGATTATGTAGCGATCCTCACAGGCTCGGGACCGGTTATAGACAACGGTAAGGCCGGAACAGATGTTTGTTTCTTTGTATCAGGATCTAATGATAAGGATACAGCGGTACGAGGTGTCTCAGTATTCGGTGGTGACGTAGTTGTCTCTGGTACTCTTTATGATGGTAGTGGAAACGCAGTAACCAAAAACTACGGAAAAATGGCAGTACTCGATACTGGTGGTAGTACAGAGGGCACTGCTGAAGCTGGTAGCGTAGGTGATACATTCAAGCTAAAAGAAGGAACAGGTATTGGGTTGTCTATCAATACAGGCACCGATACAGTTACAATATCAGCAAATATTGGAACGGCTTCCCCAGCGTTTACAGATAGAGGGTTCCAAACAGGACATGTTGAAAAACATCGCGGTACATCAATTATTTGTACAAGCTCAATTGCTTTTGTAAGTGGTAATCACATTGGTGGTGTATCTCCAGTGGCTTACGATGCTTCTAATGTAGGAACCGATACTTTCTTCTTTGTCTCTGGTTCTATTGGTGGCAAGGCAGCTTCAGCAGCTAATAGACATGGTGTGGCCACATTTGGTGGTGATGCAGTAATAAGCGGAACCTTCTACACAGGTGGAAATACTGTTCTTGGAGATGCAACTTCTGACTCTGTCACCTTTAATGGAAGAGTTGGTTCACACATACTTCCATCTGCTGATAGTACATATAACTTAGGAAGCAATTCGCTAAGATTTGCCAACGTTTATACTGGAGACCTTCATTTGAGGAATGATAGAGGTAACTGGACTATTTACGAAGAACCGGACATGTTGGTTGTTGTTAATAACTTAACAGGAAAGAAATATAAGATGGGACTTACCCCGCTAGAGGATGATGAATAATGGCTTTTATAGGATCACTAACTGTAACAGGATCTTCCACCAGCACTGTAAAGAAAGGTGAAGCTAGGTGGATCGCAGCAGGTAATGCAGGTTCGACCGGTAGTATAGGGCTCGTATTGCAGTCAGGAGACTACGGTAACGCTCAAGAAAGAGATGCTAGTGGAAGTATCGTTTTTGTAAGTAAAAACGGGGGATCTACTAATAGGGCAGGTGTTATAACTTCTCAACCCTACATAAATCAAGATCTTATTTTTAGTAGCTCACAGTCACACTCAGACATTAGATTTACTGTAAATGATAATGGGTCAATGGTCAACCTCATGACTATCACTGCCGGTAGAGGTTCAGGCGGAATTACAGCTCATCGAAAACCTAAAGTTTATATCTCTGATACTGCGGGCGGGTACGATAGAACAGGAGGTAGTGCAGGAACGGGAGGCTCATTTAAATACAGGTCCCAAGGCCTTTTGTCTGTTGTTACAGAAACTAATGTTCCTGCAGTTCAAATAATACATACTGGTACATCCACTGAGCCGGCGCTAGAAATCAGGAAGAAGCACAGTGGAGCTAATCAATATAGCTCACTATTTCAAGTAAAACATTCAGAAACCGTAGTTAATGAGACAGGTGATGCTTATAACTTCAGAATAGAATCAGATAATCAAGTTAACATGTTGTTAGTCGATGGGACTAATAATAGAGTCGGTATTGCAAACAATGCGCCGATGGCTTCATTAGACGTCAACGACGCAGGTGGAACATACTGCGTAGTCTTGAGAAACAACGATAGTGCAGGTCCTGCTGCGGGTTTTTCTGCTATTTCTATAGGAAGTACTGGACAAACGGTGTTCACTGGATCAAGCGGTGTATATAAGTTTAAGGGTGGTGGCGCCAATGGCGAGGGCGACACAAAATTTCACATTATCGCAAAATCTACTGCAAACACTCCAGGTGACGCGCAACTATGGTTCTCTGATGAAAACGACGCTGGTACAAAGACTGACAGAGTCTATGTGGGTTACGATAAAGGTGATGATCGCTTCGTGGCCGGAAAGAGTTCTACTTGGGGAGCTAATGAGTACATAGGGTTTAACGATTCTGAAGTTGTAATTAACGACGACAGTACAAGCGTTGATTTTAGAGTTGAGTCAAACAATCTTACTCACTTCTTGTTTTGTGATAACTCCACCAACAGGGTGGGTATAGCCACTTCCGCGCCGATGAATTCACTGCAAATCAATCATGGTAATGCAGATGGCGGCGATGGCGCCATGATAGTCAGGGCTGACGTGACGACTGGGGAAGACGATTGGTTAGGGGGGATTGGTTTTGACTCACTTGATGGCAATGTCCCTAGCTCTGTTAGAGAAGCCTCTGTATACATCGGCGCACGTGCTGCTGAAGCCCAGGGTGAAGGAGACAAGGGAGGTTACCTAGTCATAGGAACCTCAGCAATTGACGAAAATGACGATACAACTTCTACAGAGAGATTGAGAGTCGGGCCTGACGGTCTTGTCCAGGTTTCAGGTAGTTTAAGAATTCGAGATAGTTTGATTGTTGGAGACAACATTATTCGTGCATCTGACGGTGGTGCTACTATCACAATGGATACTAGTGATAATGTGACACTTGCCGGGAATTTGACAATACCGCAATACATTTATCACGCTGCAGACACAGACACATATCGACAATTCGGCGTTAATACGCAGGTTTTTGTTGTAGGAGGGGCAGAGAGGCTTAGACTCAATTCAGACGGTACATCAATAGGTACTGTCACACCTGTTTCCAATCGAGAACTCGCAGTAGGTAGTACAAGTGGCGGCCGCGTTTCTCTCAGAGACACAGGAGCCGCCTCAGAAACTAATTGTCTAAGCTATATTGATTTCTGGCAAGGGCAAAGTACAAAGCTACTTGGCTGGGTGGGTCATGCAGACACTGGGAACCAGCACCTGCAGATTTACAACAAGTCATCTTCTGGAAATCTCTACATGTCGTCATCCAATGATATCACGCTTGACCCCGATAACGGATTTATTCGATATAGGCGGAACGGGTACTGGGGTGGCGGGTTCAAGTCCGACGATCCGAGCACTACAGTAGCTAACAATGGGTTCATCGCTAGATATATCGGGTATACCGGGTATAACGGTGATACATACATCAACCTAGCAGGGGCGTCAGTTGGTGTCGGCACATCTCCCTATAATGGGAAATACATGCTAGCATCTCACTCGTTCGTTCATAGCGGCACCACGTATAGAGGAACGGATGGAGCCACAACTCCCACAAACACCTCCTACACCGGCTACAATCCACTCACCAGCACCAATCACGCAGGGAGCCCGTCGAGCACTTCACCAAGTGACAATACACACTTGGTGACGCCACTCTCTGCGAGATCGGTGCTGCTAAACAAGGGTAGCTCAGTAAAAGTCGACTTTCAGAATTCTGTAGCATTCCACGGATCTGACGATGAGTTTTACATATATTTTCAGTATATGATCTGGTCGAACAACGAGGAACCCAACGACGAGGCTTATTTTTACTTCCTGAACTCCAGTGGCACTCACCTGACTGTCGATGGTACCTGGTATCTTGAAGTTGATAACGGATCCGGTGGATGGACTCAAATAATGTCCGACGATGACACTACTTTTCTCTCTATCGACACCACGTTAGACAACTATAATGATTCAAAGTGGCGCTGGTATAGAATCAGGGGGACAAACGCTGCCGATATTAATGCCCTTTGCGGAATGGAGTTTAAAAACTTCAACAACGTCTCCGGCGAGTACCAGCAGGTCGCCAATGTTACGATTAGATCATTGACAAATGATCGAAAATGGTATACAGTCCTGAGAGGCGCGCTCGGCAATGATGGCTACAGTCAAGGTGATAATTTTGGAAATGGCGGCCGAGACGGGGATGCTCTGATAGGTGATGGAAATCAGTCTGCAGCTATTGATAATTCTACTGACTGGCTGATATACATTCCTAGAAATGGAAGGGCTCGTTTTACGCACAATTATTGGAATGGCTCCGCCGGGTCCGGTGCCGCTGGCTACACAACTTCATGGCTGACAATATGGAGAAAGGCAGACATATACGCTAATATAGGAATATACGATTCTACTCCTGATTATCGTCTAGACGTTAACGGTGATATTAATACGAATGGTCAGCTTAGAGAGAGTGGAAGTACTAGTACATCTGATGAAAGATTAAAAGAAAATGTTGTTGACATGGATCCTGTCCTTGACCAGGTTTTACAAATAAAACCTAGAAGATTTGACTGGAAAGAAGATGCCCGCGGGGGAAGACTAGCTCGTGAAGAGTATCGAACAGGAGACATGGGGTTTATTGCTCAAGAACTCGAAACAGTATTTCCTGAATATGGGCTTAATTTAGTAGACGTGGGTGATGATAAAGAAAAGACAAAAGGTGTAGCTTACGGAAAAATGGTAACTATACTTACAAAAGCTATTCAAGAATTAAATCAAAAAGTTGTAGATTTGCAAGCTGAAGTTGACAGCTTAAAGCAGTAGTTTTTCACAATTATCCAAATTTAAATTTTCTGAGAGAGATGTTAACATATTAGACTCATCTCTCAAAATGTAAAAATTAATTTAAACAAAACTCAAATTTAGTTTTAGATTATCTCTAAGAGAGAGACAATAGAGAGATACTAACTATCTTAGATAGAGTATAATATATTATAATATTCTTCTAGAGAACTGTACTCTAGAATCTGAATAACTTTAAAGAGAGATTTTAATATGCTAGTTAGACCTAATGAGCAGGGACAGATTGATACTAATCAAGTAGACATAGTTTTTGTCTCAGACATGTTTGTTGAAGATTATGTGGGAGGAGCTGAGCTCACAACTGAAGCTTTGATTGAATCCTGCCCTATGAGAGTTTTAAAACTCAGGTCACAATTTGTCGATGTCAACACACTTCAGGGTCTGTCAAATGCGTACTGGATATTTGGAAACTTTTCTCAGTTAAATACTGAGATGATTCCATCAATTGTAGCAAATCTAAAATACTCAGTTTTGGAGTATGACTACAAATATTGCAAGTATCGATCACCAGAAAAACATCAATCTATCGAAGATAAAGAGTGTGATTGTCATCATTCTATGCATGGAAAAATGATATCAGCATTTTATTACGGAGCTACAACACTCTGGTGGATGTCTGAGGCGCAGGAAGAGAAATATCACTCCATGTTCCCGTTCCTCAGAGAAAAGAACAATGTTGTTCTCTCATCAGTTTTTGATGACAAGTTTTTCTTAGATGTAAAGCTATTAAATGACCTCAACAAGGACAAAGAAAGAAAAGGGTGGATTGTTTTAGGTTCTAACTCCTGGATCAAGGGTGCACAAGATGCTGAAGACTGGTGTAAGGAGCAGGGTCATGAATATGAAGTAGTATGGGACCTACCCTATCAGACTGTCCTTAAAAAGCTAGCAACTGCTGAAGGTTTTGTTTATCTTCCAAAGGGAGGCGACACATGTCCTCGCATGGTAATCGAAGCAAAACTACTGGGTTGTAAATTGCACCTTAATGACAATGTTCAGCATGCAAAAGAGATTTGGTTTGATACCGAAGATGAATTTGACACTCTTGCATGGCTTTTTGCAGCTCGTGAAAGATTCTGGAATGGAATTAAGTTTGATATGACATACCAACCTCCAATTTCAGGCTACACTACCACCAAGGATTGTATTGAGCAGGATTATCCGTTTGAAGCTTCTATTAAGTCACTTTTAGGCTTCTGTGATGAGGTTGTCGTCGTCGATGGAGGTTCAACAGATGGAACATGGGAAAGACTTCAAGAACTAGCAGAAAGCAATGAAAATCTCGTAGTACATCAACAAGTTAGAGATTGGGATTCAAAAAGATTCGCTGTTTTTGATGGAGCACAAAAAGCGTTAGCAAGATCAATGTGTACTAAGAAGTTTTGTTGGCAGCAAGATTCTGATGAAGTTGTCCATGAACAGGACTATGGAAAAATTATCGACTTGGTAAGAAACTTTCCAGCTGGCGTCGAACTTCTTGCGCTTCCTGTGGTGGAGTACTGGGGTGGACCTGAAAAAGTCAGAATGGATATAAACCCATGGAAATGGCGCCTTTCCAGAAACTTACCCCACATTACACACGGGATCCCTGATGATTTAAGAAAGTTTGATGAGGACGGAAATCTTTATTCACTGCCGGGCTCAGATGGATGCGACTACGTAAGATCCGACAACTATTCTAGAATACCATTTGCAAACTTTATGACACAAGATGTTGATAATGCAAGAATACAAGGTATTACAGATGAGGAAATTCGTGGTCAGTACGAAGTCTGGTTTAATAGAGTTTTAGATCAGATACCTGGTGTTCAACATTACTCCTGGTTTAATATTGAAAGAAAAATCAAGACTTATAAAAATTACTGGTCAAAGCACTGGCAAAGTCTTTACGACATAGTTCAAGATGACACTCCTGAAAACAACATGTTTTTTAACAAGTCGTGGGGAGATGTCACAGATAAAGAAGTTTCTTCACTGGCTAAAAAGCTAAGTGACGAGATGGGCGGGTGGATATTTCATAGCAAGGTCGACTTTGATAAGCCTACACCACATTTAAGAGTAGATAGAAATCATCCCGCTGTCGTCGCCGAATGGGTGGAGAAAAATGACAAATGAAATTAGTTTTCGTATCGCCCTGCTATAATGCTTCAAATAACTTAGAAAATTTAATTAACTCTGTTAAGCAGCAAAACGACGATCGCTGGGAGCATGTATTGATTGACGACATATCTTCAGATAATACGTGGACTCGATTAAATGACTTAGTTGGGAATGACGAAAGATTTAAAATTATAAAAAATGAAGAAAAGAAATACGCTTTAAAAAATATTATAGAAGCTTCTAGAGATTATGAAAACGAAGAAGATGTAATAATAGGCACTATTGACGGCGATGATGCTCTGTGCAATGACAAGACTGTACAGTTAGTGTTATCGGAATATGAGAAAGGAGCAGACGTCGTTTGGACCGGGCACCGGTGGGATATTAATAGTCTAAACATATCAAAGTCAATGCCAGAAAATGTAAATCCATATCAATGGCCATGGTGTACATCTCACTTTAGAACATTTAGATCAGATTTATTAAAGTCCATCGATGATAAAAATTTTAAAGACTCGAGTGGTAATTGGTTTGAAAGAGGTTATGATCAAGCACTAATGTTGCCACTTCTTAGTCTAACCAATAAAAGAAAATACATAGATAAAATATGCTATCTTTATAACATAGATTCTGTCTCAGTCAATGATAGAGACTGGGCAGAAATGAAACAGATAGCAACAATAAATCTTGTCAGAGCTAGAGGGTTTTTGTCATGAACATTTTACTTGATAATGTAAATTTCTCTTCATCTTCAGGGCCCAATAGCTTTGGGAGAAAAATTGCAAAGTCATTTATAGAAAAAGGTCACAATATCGATATTCAGAGTGTTGATGAAGTCGATGTGATTCTAACATTTATTATGTCAAGCTTGAAAAGTAAGTTTTCACCAATGGTACAGCGTCTAGACGGTATTTATTTCAATGAGGCACAAGACTACAACGCATTAAATTCTCCAATAAGAATGACCTATGAGATGTCTGATGCTGTGATCTTTCAATCAAACTTCAATAAGCAGTTAACTGAAAAATACTTCGGTGTGCACAATAATTCAGCTGTTATTAGAAATGGTACTTCACTAGAAGACATTGAAAAAATTATGCCCTTAAAGCATCATGCGATTGATGGTTTTGAAGAAGTTTGGACATGTGCGTCTAGCTGGAGACCTCACAAACGATTAAAAGAAAACATTAGATACTTTTTAGAGCACGCTTCTGAGAAAACATGCTTGATCGTCGCTGGAAACAATCCAGACTATAATATCAATCATCCCAGGGTGTTTTATGTGGGCCCCTGCGATTGGGTAACACTTATATCTCTTTATAAGAGGAGTTCTAAGTTTATTCACTTGGCTTGGTTGGATCACTGTCCAAATGTTGTTGTCGATGCTAGAGCAGCCGGCTGCAAAATTATCTGTAGTTCCGCCGGCGGCACAAAAGAAATCGCTGGAACAGAAGCAATAGTTTTCGAAGAAGATGAATGGGATTTTTCGCCTGTAAGGCTGTACCAACCACCCGATATTGACTTTACGAGAGTTTACAATAATAATTCTGAAGAAGTTTCTTTGAACATTCATGACGTTGCAGATGATTATTTAAATGTATTTAAATCTGTAGTGTTGAAATGAATGTAACTGTAAATCACATACTATCTTTAGTAGAAAAAAAGAAAAGCAACTCTGCAATATTTCTTGGGTGCGGACCATCAATAAATGATATTGATGACAACTTTAAGGAAAAACTTGCAAGTCTTGACACTTGGTCGTCTAACTCTTGGATAATTCACAAGGAAATAGTTCCTGATTTCTATCATGTCGAAGTAAAGGCCCACCGATCTGGACCAATTTTTAAACGACTGTGTGTTGAGAAGTCTGAAGAATATAAAGACGTAAACTGGATAATTGACGGTTCTAGACCTTACTTGCTGGATTACGTTAGGCCGGACTTGTATGAGTCACTTTACGCTTATCCTAAGTTTTATAGACAAGAAGAGTCAGGAAGATACAAACCACACCCACAAGCGATCGCAGTCAGCAACAATGCTAGCTTAACTGTTATTTTAGACATCATGGCACGAATGTCTTATGAAAAAATATACTTCTTGGGTGTTGACATGTACTCTAGCAAGTATTTTTGGACAGAAAATAGCGAATATGATGATGTTAATATTCCAGAAATCATCAGGACATGCAAACCCGACGAGCGTCCTCCGGATTCAAACCACCCTACACAAAAGCTAAAAGATTTTATAGTTGATTTCGGAGACGAGAACAATATTGAGATGATAAACCTATCACCTAAAAGTTTGCTCGCTTCTAGAATGAAAACTATAGAATTAGGAGAATTAAATGTTTAAGACAGATCTATTTGGAAAACAATCACCACAAAAAAAACAAAATCAGTGGGTTCAAAAGAGAATAGATGGATTCAATATGCACCTTAACCCGTATGACGGCGGAATATCGGCCGCCCTATACTCCATGGGGGGAAGAGAAAAAGCATTCATGGGAATTCTTCAAAACACTGTGACAGAAGGAATGACATGCCTAGATCTCGGGGGAAACATAGGATATACAACACTCTATATGTGCCGCGGCGTCGGAGCAACAGGAAAAGTTTATGCTGTCGAACCTGACCCAAATAACATTGAACTTTTAAGAGCTAATATTTCTGAAAATGGATTTAATGATAAGTGTGAAATAACACAATGTGCAATATCAGATAGCGACAAAACTCTAGAATTTTGGCAGGCTGACAAACCTAATCTAAGCAGTGTTCATAAGACTAAACACAGTACTGACAAGATAGAGGTTGAAGCCTATAGTTTGAGCACGTTCTTTAAAGATAGAGACTTTCCAAATTTTATTAAAATGGATGTTGAAGGACACGAGGTATCGATATTTCAGGGTGGTCTAGATTATTTTTCAAACAACAGTGAAGACCACACTTCTATTCTTCTAGAAGTTCATCCTCATTTTTATAGTAAAGACAATGATTTTGAAGCCGTGCTAAAAGATTATTTCTCAATAGGTTTTAAGGCCAGGTTTACTGTTGCAACACCTGTCCCTAGGCCCAAGCTTTTTGTTGAAGCAGGATATGAACCACTGGCAGAAATCTGGACTGATGGATTTCATAGAGGTGTCTACGGCGAAATATCAAATGACGACTTGCTTAGATTTGCTTGTCGAGAAAACATCGAAGGAACTAGCAAAAAAATAGTAAGAAGCTTTATGCTTTCAAGAAATTAATATGAGAAAGACATTTGTAAAACTTGATATGCCTACAAGAAAGTATTCAAAATTTCTTAAGGTACAAGAGTTTCTAGATACCAACGCCGCGTATGAAACGATAAATCACGATCTTTTTGCAGCCCAAAGCATACACATCGAGACAGCCTTTTCTAAGCTATTTGATTACATTTCATCCAAGAATAGAAAAGTTCAGTTAGTTGAAATTGGAACTTTTAAAGGCGGTCTCACGGTAATCATAGATACATTTGCAAAATCTAGAAATCTAGACTACACGTTTACAACTTACGATATAACAGACAGATTAATAGAAGAAAAAACATTTAAAATTTTTGAAAAAGCGGGTATCAAATTTTTAAAAGAAGACCCCATGGTCAAAGATGACTTATTTGACAAGGACGCGCTTTCTGTGTTTTTCTGCGATGGCGGTAATAAAAGCAATGAAGTAAATAAAATGATGTCTATTTGCAAGCCAGGTGATATTATAATGGGTCATGACTATGGTTACGATAGTAATTCTTTTCAAAAGAAAGAGTGGACAGCTTTTGAACTATCGTTTAATCAACTAAAATCCGCTTATGACAAAAATAATTTAAAATTTATCTTTAAAGAAGAGATGGAAGAAGCTGTCTGGTTTTGTGCAGAGAAGCAAAAATGAAAGATAATTTAGTAATATTGACAGTTTGCAACGAACCGTACGTTAAGGTGATGAAAAACTTGATAGAAACTTTAGAAGAGTTTCATCCGGAAGTACCTATAAAAATGTTAGCACTAAACCTTTCTACAGAGTCAAAAAATTACTTTGCATCACTTCACAACAACATTAACTTTATTGACGACAACTACAGTGATTTTGATGGATTTCATGAAGAGCGAGCATATTGTGAAAGCTGTAGAACATGGAACATTAAAGATCTGTTAAGATCAACTGGCAAGAATGTTTTTTATCTAGACGGAGACGTCTATCTTGAAGACAAAATAGACGAACTATTTGACTTTTTCAATTCTGTTGATTTTTGCGCTAGAATAAAAGTTGAAGATCCACTTAGGTTTAACGCTGGAATGATTTTTGTTAAGAACACTCCTAAAAATATTGAAATTGTAGAAGAGTGGGAAAAAGCTACAAGATCGCATGGCTGGGTTTGGCTAAGCGCCCAAAATGAACTAGGCGATGTTCTTCAAAATTACAAGCAAGATGTAGTTGTAAAGACATTTCCAAAAAAGTTTGATGGAATCGACACAAATAAAGAGTCAGTTCTGGTTCACATGAAGGGCCCACAAAAAAGAAGGCGAAAATGATACGGTATTTTACAGCTGTTGACAAGAACTACGGATGGTGGGCAATCCACCTCCTAAGATCTTTTAAAAACAATGCACCCGCTTCAGATGTGACATGTTTTATTTTAGGAAAGCCTTCTCAATTAAATGAAATAGAAGAGCTGAAAGAGCTTCTAGAGGTAGCCAACCCATCTGCACGATTAATTTATGTAGATCCGACTAGCTGGTTTAATGAAATTGATGAAGGTGCAATGGGAAGAATTACAGCTGGTTATCGAACTGTAGTATTTTCAAATAGAGCATTTTTTAATGATGATGATACGTTGATTTGGGTTGATGCTGATTCAATAGTGAGAAAAGATTTGACCGAAGTAGAAGAATTTTGCAAAAAAGATTTTGATGTTTCTGCAAGAGGAAAAAATGCACACTTAAAATTCGCTTCAGGATTCATCATATCAAAACCCACAGAGGGATCAAGATTATTTTCTAATGCCTTGTTTAGAAACTGGAAAAAACGATTTAATGAAAATGAGTGGACAGCAGATCAAAATGCTTTTAATGATGCAGCCGCAGAGCTTTACGGGTCATCAAGTGTAATAAAAGCTCCTCGCGGATTTTGCGATGTTTGGTTGAGTGAAGAAGGATCGATTTGGCAAGCCAAACACCAAACAAAGTTGAAGAAACGCTATGTCGATGAAATGAACAAACATCGAATTGATGAGTGTGATCTCCCTTTGTGGAAAAAACTCTCTGAAGAAAACAACAAGGTTGTTATTGATGAGACAAGATTTTCATACAAGGGTATAAAGTTTAATTTTATGGGTTTAGACGGTGAAGAAGTTTTCGAATACATTAGAGAAAACAATAGTTTTTATAATGTCGATTTTCTAGAAAAGCTCAGTGATCTAAAAAATGAAGATGCAACTGTTATCATCGGCGGCGGGATACAAAATACACAAGTATATTTAAATGCATTTACTGACACTGTAGCTACAATTACTTTTGAACCTAATCCTAAAATGATTGATGTCGGTCTTCGCAATGGACAAAATAATTACGGTGCTTCTAGAATGTATGGCGGAGAAAAATTTGCAAAGCAAGAAGATTTCTTAGAAGAGGGAATTGAAAATAAAAGAAAGCAAAATCTGTGTTACATGTATACTAATTGGAGGGCTGATTTTCCCAAAGGATCTGTGGAGATTGCGTCTCTCGGTATGTCAAGATATCAAGGCGTTACTTATGACTATGACGGTTTTGTTTGGGAAGAACGAAAAGCAATACCAGATGTCATAGATGTTTGTGACGTGACAAATCTAAGACCAGACTTGTATAAAAAAATTAGAAAGACAGTCTATAGAAATGTCAGCCTAGAACGATGGAATCAAGCTAGAAAACATTTAATAGACAAGGGCGGGGAAAATAGATCGATCGTATCTTCAAAATTTAGTTCATTAGACGAGGCAATGGACTTAATGTGGCGAGGAATGTGCGGCACACCAAACAATAGAATAACTCAAGTAAAACCCGGGTACGATTTTGGAAAATTAGTAGGATTACTTGTCATATCTGTTCCTGAAATTTCTCATGAAATTTTAATGTCTGGAAAAGATACAATTGAATTTTTCAAGCCTCACTTAGGAATCGTCTATGTAGACGACGAATCGGGTGCTAAAGAAAAGATAATTGACGACATGCTTCCAAGTTTTTACGTAAAAGAAGCAGTTTACCCTGACCAACTAGATAAAAATGTAAAGTGTGCTGTATATAGAAATAGACGGAGGTAATATGAAAAAAATAGCTTTAATGTGTGGATATTTTGGAGGAAGACCCTCTGACAATAAAGGCAACATCTACAGAAGACCAGACGGTTCAGAAATCAATGGCATCTGGCCTTTAGAGCTTCCAGCTTTTTTAGTTTCTTGTGAGAAAAATTCGTCAATTGATTGGAAAATAGTTACAAACCTTACACCGCCTGAAAACCCACCGAAAAATGTTGAGTTCATAAATGTTGAACTGGAAGAATTGTTCGAAAGGTTCCAGAAAAAAGTTGGCGTACCTCTTCCATTTACTAATCTTAAAAAGATGGGAGATGTGAAGTCTACATACGGTATTATATTTGACGACATCCTTAGTGATTATGACTTCTGGGGTCTTTGTGATATGGATATTATTTGGGGTGACATTAGGAATGTAATAACTGATGATTTACTAGAAGAATATGATATAATTTCATCTCGCGAAGGAAACATGTCTGGTCATTTTAGTTTATTTAGAAACATACCAGGCGTCGCAGACATATGTAGATACGTTCCAGGTTTTAGTGAGACATGGACACAGACCAGATATCGAAGCTTAGATGAAGTTCAGATGTCAAATTTTTTAAAAAGAAGGATTATTAAACCAGACGGAAAAGATTTAAAAGTCTTGATGAAAAAAATTCAGCATGACGCCGGGGAAACAACACCCGGACAATCAGATCCAGAATCTCAAGAAGTTTGGAAGTGGATTGATGGAAAAGTTTATAGATTACAGCAAAATAGCGGTATAGTTGAAAAAGAACCACTAGAATCAATGTACGTTCATTTAATTCACTGGAAATTTGTTATGAATGAAGTTAATATAGACCATACTCAACATGTCAAAGAGATGACAATAACAAAAGAGAAGATAGTTTAGGGGTTTGTTATGTCAACAAAAGATAAAATAAAAGAAATAATGAGCCGCTTCCAGACTTCTGATAGCTCTAGAAAAAATGGGCCGGCAACTTATCTTGGCAATACACCAGATATCTTCAAGGCTTACGAGACAAAAAACCCTGATGATCTCCCAATACCTCAGTGCGTTCAATTTGAAATTACAAACTTCTGTACAACTGGGTGCAGAATGTGCTTCCGATGGACATGGTTAAAACAGCGAGACTATGATGAAACCGCAGAACTAACTGTTGAAAGACAAATAGAGTTGTTTAAAGAACTGGCTGATTTAGGAGTAAAAACTTTTTTGTGGACAGGCGGCGAACCTGTTTCCCACCCAGAGTTTGTCAGGTTAATTAAAGCAGCACACGGTTTTGGCGTAGAAGTCGGTGTATTGAGTAACGGTGTAGGAATAGATAGAAAAATAGCAGACGCAATGGTTCAATATGGTTCATGGGTTCGAATATCGCAAGATGATGTAAAGACAGACTTTGAGAAAAAGAATGTGAGAACTGTTTTAGAAGCACCGTCTTATGGAAAGAATCACGGCGATATTTTTGAAGAACTTGACAAGTCTATAGGAAATCTAAGAAAAGCAATGGAAGAGCACCCAGATTCTAACTTTTCAATAGGTTTAGCATTCACTATTCAGAAAAACAATGTAAGAAGCATCCCGGAGATGATAGCATACGCAGAAGAAAACAAAATTAAAGCTTCAATGAAATTAGCTCACGGTGAAGGCGGCAAGTACTTGTGCACAAAAGAAGATCTAGACTGGATAAAGAATGATCTTCTTACAAATGATGACTTAGTTAATTCTGAATATTCAAACTTAAACTATTTGAAAGACTACTTTTTAAATCTGTTAGACGAACAAGACATTATTGAAGGACTACCTACAAGAAAATATTATGACAACAATGATATCACATGCTTCACAACAGAGTTGTTTTCTTTGATTGATGCGTTCGGGCGTACTTACGTTTGCTGTCACTTGTATGACGATAATGGCACGTTTAAATCTGATCAAAGAGACAAATATAACATTGGCGATGTGACTACTAATAGTTTTGAGTCAGTCTGGAGAAGCAATGCTTATCAAAAAATAAGAGAAGAGCTTTCTCCAATCGATGTCTGTAATATGCATTGTTCCAACTGTACTAGACATTGGGTTCCAAACACTGTTTTAACGTCCTTACACAAAGAAGTATTTACACCATTGAAAGAAGAACTAGGCTTAGAAGAAGGACTGAAAGAATATAAAAAAGCTGCACTAGATCTTTCAGTGAATACACCTGTATGGCACTAGTATGAGAAAATCTAGGTACAGATCGGTAAAGAATAGACCTAGAGAAAAAGAGTATAGAGACTGGGCCCAACATCTTTTTGATGATACTCTAGAATCATTAAAACTTGATAAGCTTAGAGAAATATGCAAAGACAACAACCTCCCAAAGTCAGGAAATAAGTCCCGATTAGCCAAGAGGATTAAAGATAATTTAACTTTTTGTACGCACGAATTTTTAAAAAACGAAAAAACTGTTTTTATTAAGTGCTACAAATATGATTATATTTCTGAGTGTGTACGCTTAGATAATAACTTTTATGAATGGAAAATACTTGACAATATTAATGACTTAAGCTTAAATCCAGGTGTTCTTGTTGACATAGGTGGGCACGTGGGTAATCACTCTTTGTTTTTTTTAATGTTTTCTAGTATTGAAAAATCTTATATTTTTGAACCTAGAAGAGACCTCTGCGATTTAATTAAGCATAATGCAAAATTAAATAATTTAGAAAAAAACATAGAACTGAATTATCGTGGAGTCAAGGCTATTGCTGACAGAAAGGGTAAGTTTGATTTTTTAAGAAAGAAAGACTTTAATTTAGGCACGGGTAAGATTTTAATAAAAGAAAAGGGTGATGTACCTGTTGATACAGTTGACAATCTCTTTAAAGAAATTTCTGTCTCTGTTATGAAGATTGATGTTGAAGGATTAGAAGAGACTGTTTTAAAAGGTGCAAAATCAACAATACAAAGAGACACACCTGTAATCATCGTCGAATCAAATGTAAAAAGCAAAGAAGATAGCGATCATACAAAGGGCTTAGATGAAATATTAGATAGGTTAAAGCCAACCAAGTATGAAGTTTTCTATAGAGATGGTGCAATTCCGGGCCCGTTCACCTATATTTTAAAGCCAACATTGTAAATTTCAGACTTAGATACTATAATTTTCTTGAGGAAATAATGATAGATTTTGAAAATATTGAAGAAAAATTTGAAAATGCTGTAGCCTCCAAGCAGTGGAAGAATCTTGTAAAAGACTTTCTTTCAGTTGATCGCATTTACTTAATTGGCAATGGCGGGCTCCATTTTACAGCAGCCCATGGAGCAACTGATTGCACCAGACTGATACCAGATAAGCTTGTAATGTCATTTGATTCAAGCGGATATATTACATCATGCGCGAATGATCATGGATATGAAAATCTTTTTATACGGTGGCTTGAAACTTCTGGAGTAACAGATACCCCTGAAAAGACGATGGTGATAGGTCTTTCATGCTCTGGGAATTCAAAAAATATTACTAGAGCCTTGTCGTGGGCAAAAGCGTCAAAACTTAAAACAGCTATGATCTCTGGTCAAGAATCTAAGCGGCTAGAAAAAGGAATAAATGAAGTAAATCTAAACTGTCGATATTTTCACACTTGTGAAGTTTTGACATTGATACTATTTTATCAACTAATACACGAAGCAGGCCAATCTTGCCCTGCTATTATTGATGAAATTAAGCGAAAAGATCCGTGGGCACTGGGAAAAGAATGAAGCAAGAAATAAGAGAACATTCCTTTCCAGATGAAACTTTTCAAGTAGGCATAGATTTCGACGGCGTCATTCATGCAAATTCAAAAGGATTTTATGACGGTACTGTTTACGATGAGCCTATACCGGGTGCCAGAGAAGCATTAGCAAAACTATCAGAAAGATTTGTAATAATCGTCTATAGCGCCAAAGCCAGAAAAGATAGAATGTTGATTAACGGACAAACTGGTGTAGATTTAATATGGGAATGGCTTAAAAAGCACGACATGGATGGGTTTGTTAAAGATGTTACAGCAGAAAAACCTCGAGCAGTTTTCTATATTGATGACAAAGCTGTAAGATTTAACGGTGATTGGCCTGAGACTTTTCAGAACTTGCAGAAATTTGGGTATTTAGATGACTAACGTATACGCACTACAGACAGCCAGAGCCGGAAGTAAGTCAGTAAAGAGCAAGAACACCCTGCTGATTGATGACAAGCCACTATTTCAATATCCAGTTGAAAAAGCTTTAAATTCAAAGAAAATAAAACAAGTTTATATTAGTACTGACATTTATCTTGTCAAAAGAAACCCTGATAACCTGCCCTATAGGGTAATATCTAGACCAGAATCTTTGTGCGGTGATGATTCTTCTCACCATGATGTCATGATTCACGGATTAAAAGAAATAGAAAAAAGAGAAGCAGAACAAGTCGATATATTGGTCGTTTTATTGGGAAACTCTCTAGGCGCAGAAAGTCACGTATTAGATGAGGCGATAAACTTTTTAATCGAAAACCCAGAGTATGATTCGATCCAAAGCGTTTCAGAATTCAACATGTTTAATCCGTTTCGTGCGTTTACAGTTGAAAACGAATCTCTAAAAACTTACATGAGTCAAGAAGATATCTTGAACGGAAAAAAGATAAAAAACATTAATGATAAAAAATCAGCAGGAGACATATACTTTGCCAACGGTTCTTTTTTTATATGTCGAAGAGACATTCTGTTGAAAATGGAGGGAATGCTTCCCTTTCCTTGGTTAGGGTTTAATATAAAACCTTGGGTACAACCAGTGACAATGGAAATAGATGCATATTGGCAAAGTTCAGTTCTAAAGGATCAAGTATGAGCGAAATTTATGACAAGTATTTAACACCAGAACAACAAAAAAAGATCAAACAAATTCCTGATGAACGAAGATGGAATAATTACAGAAACTTTGATTTAGAACTTGAAGTCTGGGATAATTTCTGGAACAATGTTTTTAAAGGCACAGACGGTCAAAAGGTTCTAGACTATGGTTGCGGTGCAGCATATGATGAATTAGTTGCCCGCACACTAGGGAAGGCTGATGTGACATCTCTAGATATTGACACAAAAGAAGTAAAAATTGTCTTTGGAAGATTTCACGAAGCAACAGGAATCAATGCTAAGTACTGGGACGGAAAAACGATGCCGTTTGAAGATGAATCATTTGATGCAATTATTTCAAAGGCTTCTCTTTCAAAATTAGTAAATTCAAGCTGGGAATCAGCATTGTCAGAACTAGCCCGTGTTTCAAAAGACAATGCTATTTGGTATATATCTCCCCATTACATGTCTGAGCGCCTTGTACAAAACATGCCTGAGTCTATCAAAAACACGCTTGTGGAGAAAAACGTTCAATTATGCTCTTGGACATGGGACACAGAAGATCCTAGAAATAGATACTGGAGAAACAAGGGCATTATTACTGAAGATGCCGCTGGTGGCCATGATTTCAACTATGAAAATCGAGAAAACATAGGTGCGGATGTAACAGATAATGAAGATTGATAGTTGTGTAATAGTTTGTAGAGGGTCTTCTGTAGCTAGAATAGATGAGTTAAGCAAGTCTTATGATGTTTGCCTTCTAGTTAATGAATGGACAACTGAGCTTGAAAAATTTGATAACATCTCTGAATTTTTACTATTACAAAACAAAGTCATTCATGTTATAAATCGCGATGCGAGATCATTTCTAAAGAAAGAGCAGTATCAAAAATATAAAATAGATCACTGTCAACTAAATGTAAGAGAACCAGAATACAAACAAAGTCCTTTAAGAATGTGGTTGGAAGACAAATCAATAAATACAAAGTTTCTAAGCGAATCGTTGGTGCCCATATCAAAAACTGGCGCCGGAGGATTTCCATCTACCGGTGTCTTGGCAGTTGCTCACGCTGCAAAAGTTCTAAATGCTAAGTCAATTGATGTGATCGGTTTAGACTTTTTTGAAGCAGATTATTTCTCTCATCACTCTCATTCTAGAAAGCCAGCTGCTCAAGATTATCAAAAGAAAAAAGGTGTTGTTATGAAAGAGTATACTGAAAAACTTTTAGCACTTTTCCCAAATACAGACTTTAGATTTTTTACAAATTCTACATTTGAACCCAATTTAGAAAACGTAAAGATAGTAAAATGACACAAAAAATAGTTGCAGTAATCCCTGCCAGGGGCGGTAGTAAGGGAATACCAAAAAAGAACCTCGCAACTCTAAATGGTAAGCCGCTACTATATTATAGTGTAACAGCATGCATAAAATCACAAGTAATTGATGAAACATGGGTATCATCAGATGATGATGAAATATTAAATTATGCAAAGTCTTTGGGGGCTAAGGGTTTAAAACGGCCTAGTTCAATTTGCTCAGACGAGTCGTCGTCTGAAAGTGCATTACTCCATTTTGCTGACTGTGTAGGGTTTGATACACTTGTTTTTGTTCAAGCAACTTCCCCACTAATTACATGTGATATTGTCGCAAATGCAGTAACTCACTACAAACAAGACACGGGATTGGACTCTTTAGTTTCTGGGCACATTGATCATGGTTTTTGGTGGGCAAATGGCAAACCTTTGTTTGACCCGCTCAATCGACCAACTCGACAACAGCAAGGTGACTTGTACAAAGAGTCAGGAATGTTTTATATTACATCTAGGAGTGCACTTTTAGAGTCAGGATGTAGATATTCCGGAAACGCAAAAATCTATCCAATAGACAAAATGTCTTCTCTAGAGGTGGACACCGAAGAAGACTTAAGGCTAATTGAACTTATAATGACTAGGAGAAAAAATAATGTTTAATCCGTACTCAACAGGCAACACGCCATTCATCATAGCAGAAATAGGGATCAACCACAATGGAGACGTTGCTATTGCAAAAAAATTAATCGACGTAGCTGTTGATACTGGTTGTGACGCTGTCAAATTTCAAAAAAGAAATATTGATATTGTCTACACTGAAAAATATCTAGATGGTCATAGAGAGAGCCCTTGGGGGACAACTCAAAGAGAACAAAAGGCAGGTCTTGAGTTTTCACTAGAAGACTATCAAGAAATAGACAGGTACTGCAAAGCTTCTGGTATAATGTGGACAGCTTCTGCCTGGGACGAAGATAGTCAAGATTTTATCAATAAGATGGGCGTCCCTTTTAACAAGGTAGCCTCCGCCATGGTGACCAACCCGGCCTTCCTTGAAAAGGTTGCAGCCGAAGGCAAGCATACATTTGTGTCTACTGGTATGTGTACTTTGGAAACAATCGATCAAGCCGTAGCTATTTTCAAATCTGCAGGATGCCCACTCACATTGTTCCATACAGTTTCAGTGTATCCATGCAATGACGCTGATTGCAACGTGAGAATGATAACAACTCTTAAAGAAAGATATAATTGCCCGGTAGGATACAGCGGCCATGAAAGAGGTTTATTGCCGTCACTTCTTGCAGTTTCTTTGGGCGGAGTAGCTTTAGAGAGACACATAACTCTGGATAGAACTATGTATGGATCTGATCAATCAGCATCTCTCGAACCAGAAGGACTAAGAAGGCTCGTCAGAGACGCACGCAATGTCACCGCGACATTAGGGACAGGTGAAAAGACATACTCAGCTGAAGAGAGAAGCGTTTCAGAAAAACTAAGGTATTTTGAAAGTGAGTAAAAAAGAGCAAAGATTTCTCCCAAGAGAAACTCAGCTTGAGATGACTCATGTCGACAAGGGCTGGGGTTGGGAGAGGTGGATTTGCAATGGTCCAGAATACTGTGGAAAACTATTGTTTTTTAACAAGGGTAAGAGGTGTAGCTGGCATGTTCACAGGTTGAAGGATGAAGTCTTCTATCTACAGTCTGGAAGAATGCTGGTAAAGTATTCTGATAATGATGACATTGAAAAAGCAAGTGAGGTAACTCTCGAACCAGGTCAAAATTTTCATGTATATCGAGGTTTAAGGCATCAAATGATAGCTCTAGAAGATTCAGAATTATTTGAATTCTCAACTCAACATTTTGACAGCGATAGTTATAGGTTAATCAAAGGTGACTAATGATAAAAGACTTGCCCTTAAAAGATCTTTTGAAATCTCAGATTTACAAGGGTGAGCTTTATTCTTTTCAGATTGTTGCAATCCTTTTGGCTTTGGAAAACTTCTCAGGAAAAAACAATATAGGGGTTGAAATATATCACAAGTGGATAAAGTCTAGAAAAAAGAGAGACCCTTTTCAATCAACGATCAATTTAGCAATCTTGGCCCGTTCATTTGAAATAAACGGATTTTCTAGTAATTTTCCTTTAGAAATTGATGAAGATGATTATCTTTTGAATGGGGGCACACATAGAACTGCGTGTTCTTTATTCTATAATTTAGATAGTGTCCCCCATGTTTTTCGCAGTCGACAAGGCCCATCTAAGGACAATCCAAAATATTATGGGATTGACTACTTCAAATCTGATGAAAACTTTTCAAAAAAAGATATCGAAGTTTTATCATTGCGATGGGCAGATATAATTGAAAAATACGAGATAAAAAAATGATATTTCCTGTAATTTTGTGGTCAGTGGCTAGAACATACTTTGATATAATAACATTCGAACTAGCATCAGCTTTCAAAGTTCACAACGTCAAAGATTTTAAGTTTGAAGAAAATTATGAACCCTTCATTAGAAAAATCTACGAGCCTGACAGTATTGCCGACTGGAAGATTACTAAAAAATTAGATAGACTAAGTACACACCCCAAGGTTGCAAGATTGATTCAAATAGAAATACCTGACCCAGCTTACAGAGTAAAGTCAGATGGTAATCCAATATCAACCGTAACTGAGCAAATCAAAAGAGTCATTAGACAAAAATATGCATTTTTAAAGGATCATCAAGATAAGCCCGATACGATTATTCATATGGGTGATACACACGAACATTCTAAGTTTATCACTGACGTCTTTGATCAATTCGGCACTCAGCTGTTTAAGTCCCTGGATGTCCCCAGATTTTTGGAAACAATATCTGATAAAACATATGCCCTAACTAAGACGGATACACCCTACATGGTTCCTGGATTCCCTAAAGTATATCCTGTGGGTAAAGACTTAGATGTACTAGTTTCACCAGAAGACTTTTACTCTGTTATGGCAAAATTGATTTCTTTTTCTAGAGATTATTCGCAAGAATTTGAAATAAGAGATGTTCCGGAACCTGACGGGATTAGAATAAGATTTCATAAGAAGACACCTGATAAGCCTCTAGAATATCAAATAGACGTAACGTCTTCTAATCTTGTCAAAAAGATTGATAATTCACTCGGTTACAATATTTTGACAAAAGATCTTGAAATATGCTCAAGATTAGCATCTTTAAAAAAGAAACCCCACAAGGCACATCATGCTGACTACATAAAGAAGTACAAGTCTGAAGCTGATAAATCCTTGATTAAAGAGTTGTTGGGGGAAGATCTTGTAAGATTGTATGATTCTCTTGTAGAAGAATAATACTTATACACCAGAGGTGGATGAGTGTTGCTACGCGAATTTATAAGACAAATAATCTTAGAGAGTGAGTCCTGTAGATCTCCAAAAGTAATTTTCATGGCAGGCGGCCCGGGATCAGGTAAGTCTCATGTAATAAATCAGCTGGGCTTAAGACAGAGAATGCGAGTAATAAATCCAGATGATCAGTATGAAGCAGCAATGAAAGCCGAATGCATTCCGATGGACAGGGCCTCTTTGATGGATGAATATAAACCACTGAAAGACGAATACTTGTCAGCCGAAGAGTCCGGAGATTTAGAGGCGATGAGTAGAATTCGTCCCGAGTATGAACGATTAAGGGACATATTAAGCAGAAACATGACACTATTTACTCAAGCCAGGTCTCAAGCTAAGAAAGACGCAGCCGCATGCTGCTTGAATAAAGTTGATTACATTGTAGATGGTACTGGAGGCCAACTTAGAGAGATTAGTCAACAGGTTGAAAAAGCGAAAGAAGCCGGCTATGATTTTGCAATGATTTATGTTCACGTTCCCTTAGAAGAATCTCAAAGAAGAAACTATGAGCGATCAAAGCAACCAGAACCAGGTAGGACCTTGACTACTAAGACTGTTAAGCGATCGTGGGAAGCTGTCAATAGAAACAAACAAGCTTATGAAGAAATGTTTGGTAATAACTTTTTTTATGTCGTCAATACACGTGAAGAATCTGAAGAATCTATAAACAGTGTTCGGTCAAACTTAAGTAGATTTTTAGACACCTGAACAATTTTTTAGATTTGCTGTATAAATCTAAGAGGTTGTCATGATATATTGTTTTGATATAGACGGTACTATTTGTTCTATTACTGACGGGGATTATGAAGATGCTAAACCCTTTATTGATAGAATAGAACATGTAAATAGGCTACATTCAGAGGGTCATAAAATAGTTTACTTTACCGCCCGAGGATCTACTACGGGAATAGACTGGACTAAAGTGACAGAAGCTCAACTAAACAAGTGGGGTGCAAAGTATCACGAGCTACACTTGGGCAAGCCTCACTATGATGTTTACGTGGGTGATAAAGCTTTTAATGATAAAGTGTACTTTAGGGACGAAGAAAAAAATGAGACTTGATACAATCGGGATAGTAGGACAGGGGTTTGTAGGCTCAGCGGTCCGCGAAGGGATGAGTAATTTTGTCGATGTTCAAACATACGACAAAGACCCAGACAAATTGTCAACATGCAACAGCTTAGAAGAACTAGTTAGAAGAAATGATATCATATTTGTTTGTCTACCAACGCCAATGAGGCGCACGGGAGAGTGCGATCTCAGCATTATTGACAAGGTTGTACATGAAATAGATGAAATAGCGTTGTCAATTGATCAGAAAAAAATAGCAGTCGTAAAATCAACAATACCGCCGGGAACAACAGTAAATTTGAATTCAGAAATGAAAAAAATTCAAATCGTATTTAATCCTGAATTTTTAACTGAAGCGAACCACATAGAAGATTTTAAAAATCAGACCAGAATTATTCTAGGTGGACCCAGACCTGCAACTACCACAATAAAAACTCTGTTTAAAAAAGCCTTCCCAGCTGTTCCGATCATAAAAACAGGTTCTAACACGGCAGAGATGGTAAAGTATTTCATCAACTGTTTTCTTGCAACAAAGGTGACTTTTGCTAATGAAATGTACATGCTATCTAAAGACTTAGATATCGATTTTGATAAAGTCACTGAATATGCTTTATACGACAATAGAATCGGAAGAAGTCACCTAGCAGTGCCAGGACCCGATGGCGACTTTGGCTTTGGTGGTCATTGCTTTCCAAAAGATTTAAAAGCAATGATATATCTAGCACATACGCTAGGAATTGATACAACCCTTTTGAGTGCTGTAAATAATAAAAACAATATACTTAGAACAGATAGAGATTGGGAAGGAATGATAGGAAGAGCAGTAAGCGAAGAGAGTTAATGTGAAAATTTTGGTTACAGGAGGCAAAGGATTTGTAGGTTCCCACTTAGCCGTTAGGATGAGAGACGATGGTCACGAGGTAGTGGTGATAGATGATGAGTCTGCAGAAGAAAATGATGAATTCTACGAGTTTGATGGGATAGAGTATCATACTCAATCCATCCTTGACCCGTCTACAGAATGGCTTTACAAAAACACAGACGTGGTTTTTCATGCTGCGGCAAAAGCAAGAATACAACCATCAGTTTCAAAGCCTGGGTCTGCATTTGAAACAAATGTTTTAGGGACTCAGACTGTTTGTCATTTCTCAAAAAAGGCAGGGGTAAAAAGATTGATATACTCTGCCAGCTCATCTTGCTATGGAAAAAAGAATAAAACACCCTTTAGAGAAGATATGGATGTAGATTGTCAAACCCCCTATTCTCTCTCAAAATTTATGGGTGAAGAAGTGTGCCGACTATACAGTAACCTGTATGATCTCGAAACAGTAATTCTAAGATATTTTAATGTCTATGGACCTCGCGAACCTAAGAAAGGGCACTATGCTCCCGTAATAGGGCTTTTTAAGCAGCAGTCATCGAGAGGAGAGCCCCATACAATCGTGGGCACAGGAAAACAACGTCGAGATTTCACTTATATCGATGATATAGTAGATGCTTCTATTTTATCAATAGACGTAGATTCTCTGTATGCTTATGGAGAAGTTTTCAACATAGGCACTGGAAAAAGCACTTCTATCTTAGAGATTTCTAAGATGATAGGTGGCCCAAGTATTCAAATAGCTGATAGAGTGGGGGAATCAATGGAAACGTTAGCAGACATTAGTAAGGCCAGATCAATTCTTAAGTACGAACCCGCTAACTCTCTTCAGGAAAAGATTAAAAGTTACTAGTTTTTCCAAAAAACCTGGATGCCAACGATTAAAAAAGACAGAGCTATACAGACTAGATTCTTCGGGGTTAACATACTTTCTTTGAGAAGCAGCCATGTCAATACTGGAAATACAAGATAAGATGTTCCAAAAGCGAGGAATCTAATTGACCACACAGACTCACCTAACCCATCATATGTTAATTGAGTCCCATAATAAGCCAGTAAAGAGGTGGGTAGAGCTAGAGCAAGACATATTGCCAAACTGTTGTTGGCGGCTTTTTCGCTAACAAATTGTAGATTTGTTGAAAACCACACACATGTGTGCACTCCAATGAGGCAAAGTGTACCTGCGATTAGTTTACCAAACATTTGAAACATCCCCTTTTTTCTGTATACAATTAAATATAAAACTATTTGGCAGGTTAAATGGAAGAAAAAACTTTACCCACAGGAAAAAAGCACATATCATTTTCTGAGATAAAATGTTGGAAAGAATGCTCATGGCGACACAAACTGTTACATATTGACAAGATTGATGTTTTTAAACCCTCGCCCTATCTAGACTTTGGAACAGCAGTTCATGAAGGTTGTGAAACTCTGTTAGAGACTAAAGAAGTTGACAAAGAAAAGCTTATAAAAGATATAAGAGATGCTTGGGAAAAAAATGGATTCGATGATCCAGAGTGGGTTGAAAAACAACCAGGTTGGTTCAAATATCAGCCAGTTGATACTTGGTGTGAGTGGGCATCAAATATGTGGGATGATGTACTACCCTTTTTAGATGAAGCATTTCCTGGTTGGCAACCGATAAAAGCTGAAGAACAACTATATGAAGACATAGACAATACATTTGTAAAGTTCAAAGGTTTTATTGATGCTGTTATTGTAGCACCTGATTCTAAAAACAAAGACAAAGTGTGGATTCTTGACTGGAAAACATCACAATCCTACGGTTGGCGAAGAGAGAAAAAGCAAGACATTTTAATGACCGCTCAGCTAATGCTATACAAGTATTTTTGGTCAAGAAAACATAATGTAGATTTAAAAGATATTAGGTGTGGTTTTATTCTATTGAAGCGGGGTGGAAAACCTGGAAAAATGTGTGAACTAGTCCCGGTTTCTGTAGGGCCCAAGTCAATCGATCGATCAACCAAGATGATGAACAATATGATAAATGCTGTTTCTAAAAAGTTTTATTTAAAAAATAGAAACTCATGCAAGTTTTGTGACTTTAAAGACACAGAACATTGTACTTGATTAACGATTAGAATTAGTTTCTGTATGATTATGATTAAAGAATGGAGATGTTTTGTCCAAAAATAAAATATTAATGCTTTCAGACCATGCTTTGTCAACTTCAGGGGTTGGAACACAAAGTAGATTTTTGATTCAAGGGCTTATTGCAAAAGAAAAGTGGTCAGTTCGACAATTCGGCGCCGCACTAAAACACTCTGACTATGAGACTGTTGTTGTAAACGAAGACTTTATTATTAAACCCATAGATGGTTTTGGAGACCCAGACTTGCTGAGGGTTGCATTGGCTACTGAGCGACCAGACGCTTTGTTTCTATTTACTGATCCAAGATTTTTTATTTGGCTCTTTGAAATGGAAGACGAAGTACATCAGGTTTGTCCCATAGTCTGGTGGCATGTGTGGGACAATGGACCATATCCTGAGTTTAATGATTCAATTTATCAAGCGACCGATCTTTTAAATTGTCACTCTCACATGACTTATGAACTCATTAAAGATCGCCATCCCGGGAAAGTAAATTTTATTCCTCATGCTGTTCCTGAAGAGATATACTTTGAACTACCTGAATCTGAAAAGAGAGATATTCGTCGACAAGTCTTGGGGCCAGGATATGACGATCACTTTGTTGGCGTTTGGATCAATAGAAACGCAAAACGCAAACGCCCGTCCGATCTTTTAGAAGCCTGGAAGTTGTTTTTAGATAAACTAGAGTCCGAACACGGACATCGAAAAGGCTGCTTAATAATGCATACAGATCCACTTGATAACGAGGGCCCAAATTTGTACGCAGCTGCTGAGATGTTGGGTGTTAATGAAAACGTCTGGTTTTCTACAGATCGACTTGAATTTGAAAAAATAAATGCTCTTTACAACATAAGTGATTTTTGCATAAATGTTTCTCTAGCTGAAGGATTCGGTCTAGGCACATTGGAAGCCATGATGTCAGGGACACCTATTATAGCTCCAATGACGGGTGGCTTAACAAGGCAGGCCGTAGATCATAGAGATGGATCACATAATGGTGTTGCCATGCCGATAGAATTTAAGACACTCGTAGGGTCACAAGGTGTACCTTATATTTATGAAGATTATGTTTCTTCTGAGACGATAAGCAATGCAATGTACAAGCTCTTTTCAATGGACAATTCCGAGCGAAAAGAACTAAGCAAAAAAGTAAAAGAATATGCAAAGACTCAGTTTTCAATACAGTCGACCATAGATCAGTGGGACGAAACATTGACTGAATGTGTGGAAAACTTTAAAAAAGGCAAGTATCAACCCTGGACTTGCGAGGAGCTTTAAGTGAAACAAGTAGTAGTAAGAGGGCCACTAATAACTTCATCTGGTTACGGAGAGCATTCCAGGCAGGTTTTTAGATGGGCAAAGTCTAAAAAGGATTGGAACGTTTCTGCACAACTAACACCGTGGGGAAACACTACGTGGTTGATAAATCCAGACTATATGAACGGACTAGTTGGGGAGATAATGCAGTGCTCAGGACCGATTGAGCGATCTAATTCTGACATATCTTTTCAAATTCAACTTCCAAATGAATGGGATCCTTTGCTTGCTAGATTTAATGTAGGCGTAACAGCTGCTGTTGAGACAGATGTATGTCATCCAGAATGGGTCACAGCATGTAATAAGATGGACTATGTTATTGTCCCTTCTGAGCATACAAAGCAGACAATACTAAATTCAGGTGAAGTCCAAGTCCCAATCGAAGTAATACCTGAAGCTTATTTTGATGAACTAGCTTATGAAAAGATTAAAGAAATAGACTTGAATTTAAAGACCGACTTTAATTTTCTAATGATTGGTACTTTGACAGGCAATAACCCGTGGAATGATAGAAAAAATACGTACCAGACTATCAAGTGGTTTTGTGAAACATTTAAAGACAACCCAAATGTCGGCCTAGTGATCAAAGCAAGCTCAGGAAGGGCAACCACACTTGATAGAATGTTGACAAAAAGGGCACTAACTCAAGTGTTGTCAGAAGTAAGAGAAGGAGAGTACCCAAGGGTAAATCTTTTGCATGGATTAATGTCAGGCGATGAAATGTCGGCAGTATATCGAGAACCCTCGATCAAAGCTTACATTGGGTTGACAAGAGGCGAAGGGTACGGATTGCCAATTTTAGAAGCTGCAACATCAGCGATTCCAGTAATTGCTACTAATTGGTCGGGCCACCTAGATTTTATGAAACTGGGTAAGTTTATTTCTGTTGATTATAGGCTTCAAGAAATACATGAGACACGAATTGATAATCAAATCTTTATGGAAAAGTCTCGTTGGGCAGAACCATCAGAAGAGCATTTTAAGAGAAGACTTAAGAAGTTTTATGAAAAACCTGAACCCCCACAAGAATGGGCAAAAGACCTATCAGCAAAATTAAGAGAGTCTCATAGTCTTGAAAATATTTTTTCAATTTATGATAGTGCCTGGGATAGAAATGCAAAATGATTTCTCCTTGGATAATTAGCACAGTTGTCTTATCCCTGATTTCTTCTGTGTCTCTTTATTTTACTTTTAAATTTGCGCGCATAATTTTGCGTATTGAAGATGCTGTTGAAGCATCATTAGACACGTTAGATGAAAAGTATGTCGCCATAAGCGAGGTATTAGAAACCCCTTTGTTCTACAACTCACCTGAAGTAAGGAGAGTTTTGGTAGAACTAGAGGATGCTAGAAACTCTGTGCTTTATGTTGCTAATAAAATGACATTACTAGAGACGGAAGATGACAACGTCACTGCTGAAGGAGAATGATAATTGGCAACAAGAAAAGTTAGAAGAAAGAGAACTAAAAAGAGATCATCAGTCAAACTGTATTTTAATCAAGACACACAAGAATCAATAATAGCTTATCAAAATGAAGATACGTTATCAAAAAAACAAGACATATATGTAACGGGAATACTTCCAGCTTTTGACAAGTTGGTTGAAAACTTAATTTTTATTCATGGTTTTACAAAGTCGTTTGGAGCTGGTTCTTACGAGATGCTGAAGGCAGACTGTGTTTCTTTTTTATACGAGTCAATTCACAAATGGGACCCTGCCAAAGGTAGTAAAGCTTTTTCCTATTTTAATGTAGTGGCAAAGAACTGGCTAATAATAAAAACTAAACAGCGCCAAAAACTAAATAAGCGTCATGTAAGCATTGACAATACAGCGCTGGGAATTCGAGACAAGCAAGCTATAGAGAATCATCAGATTGCTCCAGCCCAAGATGAAGTCATGATAAGTGCTGAGCGGTCTGAGGCGATCATCGCTATGCTTTATGAAATTAAAAACAGGGTAAGTAGCGACAATGAAAACGCTTGTATCGATGCAATTATTACTATTTTTGAAAGTGTTGATCAGCTTGACTTTTTAAACAAAAGAGCTTTGTTTGTCTACATGAGAGATTTGTCAAGTTTAAATCCAAAACAACTTTCAATAGCAATGAGTTCTATACGAAAGCATTATAAACAGCTAGCCGGCGCAGACGCGTTTGATATTTTGTGAGGTAGACATGTCTAAGACTTTGAACAAGGCAATGAAAAAAGCTAGTGAAGTTTCAAAAAAAGTAGATAAGTTTTCTGATTTGCTTGATTCTATAGAGACTTTAGAAGATAAAAGAAAACATTTGTGGAAAGAAATTTATGAGAATGCACTTGTAGATCGTGAAAACGCCGGAATGCTCTTTACTGACATATATCAGGAAATGCAAGGCAACGCCATGCAGCACACTGCCTTGGGGCCCACAGCTGCAAAATACCTAGAAAGGATGTGCAAATCAAACGATCAGATACTTAGACTGGCAGAGTTGGTAGCAAAGGCTGAAGAAGCCAGTAGCACAATTTCGCCAGACGATATTTTTAATGAGATAAGTGGATAATGCCCGTAAGTTTAAAGACCCAGTTTCCGCCCGTCAATGCAATACTTGCGCAAAGGTTTGACTCAGACGAAGTAGAGATGTTTTACCCTATTTTTCCAAGTCATCTCATGATGCCTTTAAAAGTAGGGGAAGTAGTTTGGGTCTTGTATCCTGATCAATCATTTTCAGCTGGTGATGATAGTGCTAGCACAATGATGGGAACAAATGCAGAAAGATTGCAAACAGAAGGATCGGATAATAACTACGGTGATGTGCTGTCTTCCGCCCGAGGTGATACAACAGACGGCGCTGTATTTCAGAAAGCTGTAGTTCACCACATTTACTTGACACATGATTATGTTTTAGCACACTCAGAATTCCCAGCCGATCACATAGATTATAACGGGGGTTACTGGTTGTCTCGAGTTGCAGGAACTCGTCTAAGTGAAGATACAAACTATACGTGTTATGGCCGAGACTTTGATGAACGAGCTTTTGCCGTCGTCGAAGATAGATCACCAAGTGATGTGTTAGCAGACGGGGATTATTTCCCAGGAACACCGAACAAGGTGCAAACATCAACGACATCTGATGAAGATGTTGATCCAAGTGGAAATTATATTGTAGGAGACAATCCTGAAGTTTTTTCACAACTAAAACAGAAGAATGATTTGGAAATGACTTTTGAAGCGACACCTCGCATATCAAAACACCCGGGTGACTTTATCATTCAAGGGTCGAATAACACAGCGATTATTTTGGGCGAGAATCCTTCGGGGATAGAGGATGATAGCCTTGTGTCCGGCGGTATTGATATCGTCGCAGGAAGAGGTCTTCATCCTGATTCTTTTAATTTAATGTCAAAAATTGCAAATGATGATGCAAGATTTGAGTCTGACAAATGTCACGAACTGTCTGAGCAAGAACCGAACTTAAATGAAGGGACAATGGATGTATTTCATGACTTTTCAAGAATAGTTGTTTCTGCTAACGCAATGCCTGATGTTTTATTTTGTGACCCAGAAACAACAGGTGCAAGTGAAAATATAACATTTTCATCCACAGTTAGTGCTGCGATGGGAAGAGATTTAAAGCCTTTTTCCGAAGATGATGCAGAAACAGCACTTCAACAGATCGCTGCTGAAATAACAGGGCCCACAATTGCTATGAAGTCAGATCATATCAGAATAGTAGGTAGAGAGACCCTGAGGCTAATGGTGGAATCACCTGACGGCCCTGCATCAGCTCCTGAAATAATACTTCATAAAGACGGGAACATATTTATCAAACCCGGCGTCAATGGTCAGGTCTACATAGGCGACGGTCCTGATGCCGGAGAACCAGGTACTGCTGTTTTTGCTGATATGTTAACTTATCCAGATGACATGGAAGGTGGTACAGGCTTCGCTGCCGAGATGGCAGTAGCCGCCAAGATTCCAACGAGGCACTCACCAAAAGTCAAAGTGAAGATATGAGATGGCAACTTTCTACGGTTTATTTAGAGGCACACTAGAAGAGCTAATAAAATTAATAATACAACTTGTCTTAGCCGTTCTGGGTAAAATTGTAGAAGTAATACTTTTTGTTATCGAAATGTTATTTGCTATTATTATGCAAATATTAGAAGCTATTTTTGGCCCGATTATCAAGTTTATTATGTTTATCGCGGGCCTAATAATCATGGTTTTGACAAAAATTGCAAAGGTGCCTATTTGGCTGTTGGGCCAGATTGCAAAGTTGATGGAAATGATTAAGCAAATAATAGAATTGCTTGCTAAGATTGTCCGGTTACCTTTTGAAATATTAGCGATTATATTGCAAAAAATTGCTGAGGCAATTGCTTATATTTTATCACTACTTGCGATGTTGTTTGCTGATCTTTTAGCACTTTTAATATTCTTGATAAACTTCATCATAAGCCTCTTGATTGAAATAATCATGGCGATACTAGAACCAATCATTAAAAAAATAATTGAGATTTTGCTGGCAGCACTAGTACCACCAATGTTTGTCATTAAGATGATAATGTGGGTAATTGAAGCAATAAAGGATATAATTGCAGCTATTATGAGCCTGTTAGGTATCCCACCTTTCTTAGAAATAATAATGGCAATAATTGCAGCAATACTTGAAGGCGTCATGGAGATAGTGATGTCTGTTGTTCAAGTATTGGTAAAAGTATTTTCGTATATCATGGATCTAATAGAAGACATCATGGCTATTGTAGCCCACATCATAATGGCAATCATTAAGTTTATTATGGGACTCTTAGCAGGCCTAGATATAATAGCAGTTATACTGGCACCGATAATAGGCGTTATTATGATCATAGGTGCAATTTTGGCAACATTTACACCAACCCAAGAGCTTACAATACCGATTCCTGTCCTTGATCCGTTGATGGGAGGCTAAATATCTTTCCAGGATTTGATGTAAGTGATAATTATTAAATAACAGGAGGGCTCAAATTGGAATTTAACTTTAAAAACTCAGGCAAATCAGTCTTAGACGTCTTTGACGAAACTAAAAAAGCTCTAGAAGATAAAAAGAAAGTCCCTTACGGTATAATGACGCCTCTTCGTCATGGTAGAGAACGCTCTGGAATATTCGAAATGAATTTTGATTTAGGGGATCAAATTGCTGATAATCTTAGAAATCTAGTTCAGACTAACCACGGGGAACGACTAGGTCACTTTGATTTTGGTGCCAACTTAAGACCCTTGTCTCTAGAAGTAATGGGACACGAAAGATTTGAAACTGAAGCCATGTCAAGAATCGGTAAAGCAGTTTCTAAATACCTGTCTTTTGTAAGACTTACGACAATGTCAATCCAGCGAGTCCCAGAGACAGAACAGAATTTGCCACAAGTAGTGATCACTCTAGAATATTCAGTTCCTGCTGCTAGTAGTCGAAAAAGAAGACTAGACGTCATAGTTAATTTAGCAGGTTAGGTATTTAAAATGAGCAAGAATATTAAAAAGCAGTTAAAAAAGAAGAGAAATGTTTCATATCTAAACAAAGATTTTGATGGATTTAGAGCTGACTTATTAGAGTATGCAAGAACTTTTTTCCCTGATCAGATTCAAGACTTCTCTGAAGCATCAATGGGAGGCATGTTTTTAGATTTAGCCGCGTATGTGGGCGATGTGATGTCATTTTATTTAGATCATCAGTTTCAAGAATTGAATATCGAAACTGCTGTTGAAAGAAAAAATATCGAACGTCACTTAAGGTCTGCAGGCGTCGAGGGTGCAGGGGCTTCACCCGCTGTGGTAGATGTCAACTTCTCTGTGACAGTTCCGGCTGTTTATTCTGAGGGCCAGTACATACCAGATAGAAGTGCATGCCCAACAATCAGACAGAACACTTCCGTAACATCTGCAGGCGGAATACTCTTTCACCTAACAGAAGATTTAGACTTTTCAGCACTTGATGAGTTCGACGAATTTGTGGCAAAATACAGGATAAAGAACGTAAACTCTAGTGGTAATCCTTCAAAATTCCAGCTGACACTCACTGGACTTTGTGTAAGCGGCAAAGTATCAGACAAAGAAATCAAAATAGGTGATTCATTTGTACCGTTTAGAAAGATAGTTTTGCCCGCTCAAAATGTAACTGATGTAATGTCAGTAATTGATTCTGAGGGGAACAGATATTACGAAGTTCAGTCCCTAACACAAGATACTGTTTTCAGATCTGTATTGAATGGCAATCTAGCTGATTCGAACTTAGTCCCTGAGACCCTAGAGCTAATACCTGCTCCATATCGATATGTCAAAAGGCATAATTTAAATACTGGAAAGACAGAACTTCAATTTGGTAGTGGCCTAGCTGAATCTTTAGATGATGATGTATTGCCTGACCCTTCGTCTCTTTCAATTCCACTTTATGGTAAAAAAGTTTTTTCTAGATTTTCAATTGATCCAAATTCACTTCTAAAAACTAAGACAATGGGTGTAGCGCCTACCAATACAACATTAAAAATAACTTACAGGCATGGTGGAGGACTAAATCATAACGTGGGAATCAATTCTTTGAGAAGTGTCTCAAAACTTTCTATATCTTTTCCTCATAATCCAGATCCTACTGTAGCAGCAACAGTGAGAGGAAGCGTCACAACCACCAACGTAGAATCAGCCTCCGGAGGCGCCCCCGGCCAGTCAATCGATGATTTAAAGGCTGCTGTGGTTTCATATAGAAACTCTCAATCAAGAATAGTTACAAAACAAGATCTTTTAGCGAGAATCTATACTATGCCAAGTAGTTTTGGGAGGGTTTTCCGGGCAGGCCTTTCAGGCAACCCAAACAACCCGTTAGCTTCGATTGTCTATATTATAAGTCAGGACAGTAGAGGTCGTCTCGTTACTGCACCCGATGCATTGAAAGAAAACTTGTCAAAGTATTTAAATGAATACAGGTTAGTATCTGACGCTGTTGACATTCTCGACGCACCAGTTGTTAATGTAAAAGTAGTCGTCGAAGTATTGACAGACTCCACGCAAAATCCAGACACAATTTCAAATGTAATAAGACAAAAATTAGTCAAGTTTTTTAATATTAAGAATTTTCAATTGGATCAACCAATTATTAAGTCTGAGATTTTAAACCTAGTGGCAAGTACGGAGGGTGTAATGTCTGTTGTGGATTGTAAGCTATTAAACATCTCCGGAGAGATTTCAAAGAGAAAATACTCTAATGTTTCTCATAATATAAATCTAAACACCATTAAAGGTATAACATTTCCTCCAAAGGGTGGAATTTTTGAGATGCGTCATCCCAATGATGATATCGTAATTATAGCAGGATAGTAAAGTGTATAGAATTCTTAAAGCATTGAAAGACACGTACATTACTAATAGGATTGTTTCTAATAATTTTAGAGCAAAAGATGCAAATGTAGGCCAGGCAGGAACGCTGGATCTTTTTAAACTGCACGATGAAAATACGCTGACGGGAACTGCAGCCCCACAAGAACTCTCTAGAATTCTAGTAAAGTTTGACTTAAGTAATTTGCAGTCATTGACAGGTTCAACATTGGACATTAATCATTCGTCATTCAAGTGTACTTTAAAACTGTATGACGTTTACGGTGGGCAACCTACACCTGAAAACTTCAAAATAATAGTTCATCCCCTCTCTAAGTCATTTGATGAGGGGACAGGCATGGACATAAGAAATTACAGTCATTTGGGTAGCTGTAACTTTATAACTGCATCTGCAACTAGTGGAAATCCTGTCGTCTGGAACAGTCAAGGAGCCAATGCATCAGGTATTTTAGGACAGAGTAATATTGACATAATATCAAGTGGTAACCTCAAAGATGGCGATGGTGTTGCAAATTTATTTAAAACCCAATCATTCGCTACGGGTTTAGAAGATATCTCTATTGATATAACAACATTGGTTTCTGCCACAATCGCCGGCTTATTACCAGACCATGGTTTGAGAATAGCATTCTCAGGAACACAGGAAACAGATACAAAGACTCGATTTGTCAAAAGATTCGCATCAAGACATTCGTCAAATGATAGAAAAACGCCCAGAATTTGCGTTCAATATGATGATAGTGTTCACGATGATCATGAAAACATGTTTTTTGATTTGACAGGATCTTTGTTTTTAAGAAACTATCACAGAGGTCAGCTAGCAAACCTAAGGTCAGGATCTAGCTTAACTGAGATTACAGGTGACAATTCTATTCGGCTGAAGATAAAGTCAGGTTCTTGGTATAAATTATTGACAGGATCACAACACAAAATAGGGTCTGCTGCTGTTTCTGGAACATACTCAGCTTCATTTGCTATTTCATCGCTGACTACCGAGCTGACAGGAGAAATAAATGCAGCAGGATCTGGAACTTTTAATCTGTATTGGATTTCATCAGACCAGACAGTTGCTTATCACACTGGTTCTTTAGTTATCAATTCAATTACAAGAAACTCTTTCTCTAGTAATCCTAGAAAGTTAAATTTCACAATTATGAATCAAAAGCCTTCTTATTTAAGCACTGAAAAGGTTAGATTTAGAGTTCATGTAGAAGATATATCTCCGGTTGTAAAAAGAGCTAGAAAAGTCCCGATAGAAAATAAAACAATACTGTTTAGAAATATGCATTATCGAGTTGTCGATGCACAGACAAACGATGTAATAATTCCGTTTGATGAGTCAAAAAATTCGACAAGACTATCTTCGGATGGAAATGGGATGTTTTTTGATATGTATATGGATTCGCTGACCAAGGGTAGAAACTATATGATACATTTTAAAGTGTCAGATATGGGAACTACGATCATTGATCGCGATGCAGGAATTAAATTTCGGGTAGATTAATGGGAAAAAAGACTTTAGATTTAGGGCGCCCAAGGCTTTTCACATCTAGCAATATTAGAAAAATAATGACTGATTCTGATATGCGAGAGCGAAAACCGATAGACGTCGAAGCAGGCACCACATCATCCTATAGATACGATCCATTGGGTACGGGTCTAAAGTCAACACAGCAGTCAAATATTGATTTTTCTAAGTTTGAGAATCATACGTTTTTTAATTCGGCCATTGTCAATACAAACATTGCTTTTGATAAAATAATAAACTTCTATCCCTTCGATGGGACAAAAAAAGAAAAAGAATCATTTGAAGACAGGCTTACTGGTTTTGAAAAGCACATTTTAGACACCTGGCCAAAATCTAAGGGGTACTTGAGTTTCGGACCACCTGCCAGCGGAAGTTACATATCTGTGGAAGACATGAAAGGAATAACTAACCCGTCTCTTTCTAGAGAAGACACAGCTCAGGCAGCTCTAGACCCAGGTCAAAAATCAGTATCTATAGAATTTCATATATTGCTTCCTGACAATAGTCAAAAAATAAATAATCAAATAATCTGCCAGAAAATAGATTCAACAAAGAAATTTGGGTATTCCGTCGCAACACATGAGGCCGCTTCATCACAGTCTTCTTCAGTCATCTTTTCAGTCTGTTCAGGTAGTTCAACTATTACTCAAAAGATGCCGATCTCTAGAGGAAGATTTCATCATGTTGCGTTAGTTTTTAATCGAGATAAAAGCTTAGATAGATTATTGCTCTATAGGAATACAAAACTAATTGTAACTTCCACAACAAGGTCTGATATAGGGAGTTTTGGTGCGGGCTTTAAGGCTGCCAATCTTTTAATAGGGTCGGGATCATCATTTACGACTTCTAGCTATGGATCAGCTGAAAGATTTGTTCCCGGGACAACTTTCACTGGATCACTTGATGAATTTAGAATACATCATAAATCGTTAACTCTTGCTGACATAAAAGAAAATTATGTGAGAGATATCGAACAAAATGAAGACTTGGCCGTGTACTTTAAGTTTAATGAACCGACCGGTACACTGGGCAGTTCAACCAGTACAGTTTTAGATTATTCAGGAAATTCCCTCCACGCTTCAGTGTCTAATTTTCATCACGATATGCGAAGCACCGGATCAGTTGACAATCCGATGGTGGGCGAAGACAAGCACAACTGCCCTGTTCTTTTCCCCGGGTATTCAGATGTCATCACTAAAAATAAACAACTTCTTGTTACAGCTAGTGCATATGATAACATAAATCCAAACTTAATTACACGGCTAGTTCCACCACATTATTTTGACGAAGGAATGATATATCAAGGCTTGGCAAATGTTGATGGTTCGATAACATCTTCTTACGGAGGCTCAGGCAGACCCGGCTCCGGTGACTTGGGAACTTATCAAATCCTTTCTGCATTTCTATATACATGGGCAAAACATTTTGATGAGCTGAAAATACAAATAGATGCATTTGCCAATATTTTGACAGCAGATTATCGCGATCCAGATACTGTACCAGATCAATTTCTTCCATTTTTAATGAAATATTACGGTTTTGATGTGCCCAATATGTTTCAAAAGAGTTCAACATCACAATATGTCGAAGGAAGAGATCTTAAAACTTTTGCAGGTTTAAGCTCAGAGTCTCTAGCAAAAGTTCAGTCGAAAATATGGCGACAAGTTTTGTCAAATCTTTCAGAAATAATGAAATCCAAGGGGACTTTAAACAGTGTGAAATCAATTCTTCGCTCTGTGGGAATTGACCCTGATTCTTCTTTGAGGATAAGAGAATTCGGAGGACCCACAAGGCGATCATTGAGCGGATCCAGAGCGACTAGAAAAGCTATAAAGGGAATGATAAACTTTTCAGGTTCTTTGAAAACAGCACCCGGAACATTGACAACTCAGGGCGTCTCTTTGAACAAGCCGTTTCTAATTTCACCATTCTTATCTGGGTCTAGAGTTGAACCAGGAATTCCTAATGTTAAGGGTACTTTTGGAAAGAAAAACAAAATAGTAACCGGTACAAATGTGCCAGCTGACGGGTTTTACACGTCTGGATCATGGACTTATGAGGCAATGTACAGGTTCCCGCAGAGGTTGACTGGATCGATGATTCTAACCCAGAGTTTAGTTAGACTGGGTGTAACGGGAACATCAGCTCCATCAAACAAAAACGGTATCGTTTTAAATCTAGTACTAGTATCAGGATCAGAAGTAACTGGATCGAGACTGACACTTCATGCAAGACCAGGCCGAGATGTAAGTACATCAGCTTCTAAGTTTTTTGAACTCACTCTAACTGGAACCGAGATGATGAACGGAGATTTATGGTGGGTTTCTTTTGGTAGAACTAGAAACGATCTTATTTCAACCCCAAATTCATCTTCTTATTTTCTGAGAGCTGCATGTCCAAACTTAGGTGAAATAAATACAAACAAACTGTATATGACTTCGTCTTTCTTCCAAGAATCAACGAATAAAAACAACATAGTCTTTTCTAATAAATCAGTGCATAACCTATCAGGTGCCTTCATATTGATAGGATCGCAGAGCCTTGATTTGACTTCTAACTATTTCTTGCACAGAGACGTTACAGGTGACACAAGAAAATCTAATGAAATACATGCAACTGATTTCATGGGTCAAGTTTCAAATGTTCGATTTTGGTCTAAAGCGTTGGCTGAAGATGAATGGCAAGAGCACGTCAGAAATTACAAATCTTTAGGCGTAAGAAACCCAGCAGTCAACTTTAACTTTACCACTAAGATATCCGGGTCTTTTGAAAAGCTTCGAATGGATGTTTCCGCCGATCAGACTATTACCGGATCAAACGCTTCAAGGCAAATAACTTTTACCGACTATAGTCAGAATTACAATCATCTCACAGGGACGGGTTTTGAGGTAAGTGCTTCAATTATAAAACCCGTGGATCTTTACTATACACATCTAACGACAAAGATTGATGAGTTAGTTGCAAGTAACAAGATACGAGTTCGAGGTTTTTCTAATTTTAGCAAAGCTAAAAATGCTGATGTTGAAGTGGCACCTGTCTATGCCTTAAATAAATCAGAAGAACCACTTGATGACCCGAGATTTAGTGTTGATTTCTCTGTTGTTGACGCTCTTGATGAAGACATTGTTTCCATATTTGGAACTCTAGAATTCTTAGACAATGCTATCGGAGATCCTGAGTTAATATTTTCAAATGACTACCCCAAACTTGATCATTTGAGGTACGTATATTTTGATAAATTGACAGGCGTGATCAATCATCAACGGTTTTTTGAGTTCTTTAAGTGGTTTGATACTACAATAGGTTCTTTTATAGAAAATGTACTACCTAGAAAAACTAGTTTCCTTGGGACAAATTTTGTGATAGAATCACATATGCTTGAGCGCCCAAAGATGGAATACTTCTTTAATAAGCAGTATTTGAACGAATCTGATAGGCGGGGACTCAAGGGGACAATAACTTTAACACAATATACTGGCGATGTTAAGAAGTTTTAGATAATTAATCACTGTTATGGCAAAGAAACCTTCATGGAAATCTAGAGAAGTAGTCGAACCCTACGTTGAAAAACAAGGGACAAACCGAAAACTTCATACTATACGAAAACTGGGCCCTGCTAGAGAAGCGCCCGATCTAAAGCTGGGTTTCAAGACTAAAAACGGTTTCGAGTACGGTCAAACAGCAAATCTCGTAATGTGGATGCGGGCCCAAAAATCAGGTGTGCCAACTGATGGTACTGGTAATCACACAATACAACACACAACGGGCTCAGCTGATCATAACGGGATCCAAGGCGCCGATGGAAGCCTCCTGACAACAAAAGATGATACGCCCTTTGTAAGGTTTACACCAAAACCTTATCGATCTCTAACAAGAGCAATAGTTTTCAATTCAGGTTCAGGCGACCGACACTTTTTACACGTAACATCATCACAGTACACAACACTAGCTAGCGGAACAGCTGGAACAAAAAACAAGTCGATGACTTGGAACGTGTGGGTCAAGCCACGATTGACGGGTACTCATGCAGGAAACACAAGAAGATATATCTTTAGAAAACAGTCAGGTTCAGCAGCTGCGACTAATAGAGAATATTCTCTTTCTATAGACCCAGATGCAAAGCTCGTATTTCAACTTTGGGATGAGTCTACAAGTAAACATGTCTTAAAAACAACAGATCTTCGCATATCAGGTTCAGGAATACAAACAGGGGTTTGGCAGAACATCTGTGTGACATACTCGGGTAAAACTGGATCGTACACCCATCAAGGCATCAAGATGTACAGGAACGGTAACCTGGTGTCTTCTGGGAACGCTGGTACAACACAGTCAGGTTATGTAGCTACAGAAAATGCAGGCGGCGACTTAGTTATTGGAACTGCATTTACTGGCTCCACGACAGCAAATAATTTCTTTGCTGGAAAAATGGCAGAGTTCAGTATGTGGCACACAGCGCTGACAGAGAAAGAAGTAAAAGCTCTATATGATGCTAGAAAATTCTTTGGAAGAATGGATACGACTGCTATCGATCATCTTCGCCAAGGTGTGAGCATTTTAAGTAGTAAGCAGCGATGGCGTTCTTCCAATGCACCAAAAATTAGCGGCATATCAAGATTAAGCACAGATGATGTAATATCACACGAACAAGATAAAAATATATACGGAGATGCAAAGCTATTCAGAGACGATACTCCTTTTGAAGAGTTAGCTGATGCCGAGAGGCTCAGAAAGGATATATCTCGTACTGTGGTAGGATCCAAAGCTTCCGCCTCGCTAGAGTTTAGGGGATATCAGCCGATCAAGAGCGGGTCTTCCATGGCAAATGGTTTAATTTTAACAGGGGCAAATGGAACAAAATCTGTTTTCTACTTTGAAAGAAAGGGCCAGCTTTCCTCTGCAAACACCACAGCGTTCAAGGCCAGTGGATTCCACGCCGTCACCGTCACCGCAGCCTCACTGACTTTGGCAACAGGCAACCTCGGCCGAGGCGAGTTATGGGCAGCCGCATTCACATCTGCAGTAAACGGTCAAACAAATTCCAATCAAATTGTTGCAAGAAGAGTGGGAAATGTTGTAAAGTTAACTAGTACTGTAACGGGAACTGCCGGCAACACGTATATCTCCCCGCGCATACTTAGAGCCGCCACTACATCTGTAACAGGGGTCGCAACATTATTTGAAAATAGAAAAAACGATGCCTCTATTTACCCGTCTGCTTTTAGCTTTATAACAGGTACGTTTAATACGGCCAGTGTTGGTGCAACTCCAGGTCGGGATGGTGTTCTAACATTTAGGGGCGGCAATTCGACAATGAAGCATGTTGTGACCCGCGCTCTTGGTGGTGCTATCGATTACATGCAAGACAATGGCCACCAACAGTATCCTGTGATCATAACAAATGTTTCAATGAGAGACCCAGCTCAGTTTGATGGAAACATCGAACCCCTTCCAATCAGAACTAAAGTTTCTTGGGCTTCACCTGAAGCTCCTTTTCTTGCTAGAGACGTTCGAGCATCATTCATGGGAGGCGAAGGAAGCGTGCTCTTTGGATCGACAATTATTGAGCAGAAATATGACAATAAAAACCCAGCAAAACAAGTGTCAACGCCATTGTCTGCTCCTCACGGGGCCAGAAGAGATGATAAAGTAACAGATCCATTTATTGATGCGCAAGAAAATATCTTTGGCCTTGGTGCTAAGCCGGCGTATGCTTACCTTAGATTTAATAAAGTCCCCCACAATAGAGACAAGATTATATTGACAGACACAAAAGGGAAGGCTGTGTGTTTTGAATTTGTCAACAGCACGTCTAGGTCAACAGGTACTTTTGGAAAGTTAAGAAATAGACCTTCTTCGAGCGGAACAGGAAGGGGGACATGGCGTGTTCTCTTAACATCATCAGCCGGTACTGGCTTAACAACGGGTTCCCAAACAAAGTCTCAAGTTACTAGAGCGATGCACCTCTTTAGGATGGAATTGCATCACGCATATAATTTAGGTAGACTGGCAATATCAGGATCTGATAGAGCCTACAAAGAGACAGCATTCGATGCAGACGGGAAACCAATTAATGATCCGAGTACAAATCGCCCTAGAGTTGTAACGTATCCCAATTCTGGCTCAAATCGGTCGAACACATACGTACGCCTAGACCAAAAAGCATCAGGTTCAGACGGAAATAGGCGAATAGACTTTCGGGCGAGAGGTTTTAGTTCAGGGACTTATATTGTCAATAACGTGACAGCATCAGAAGCATATAGATCAATTGTATCACAATTTTCCGGAGCAACAACGTACAGAAACTTTAGAACAAGAATAAAGTTTGTCAGACAAAAAGCCAAAAAGATGGGGATTGCATTTGTAAGTGGATCGGATGCATTTAACCTTCCAGTAGACGGATATATTTCAGATATCGAAAGAAAAGCGGAACCATTCAAAGACACACTTTCGCAATTTACAAAATATGTAATGAGTTCAAAAGCAGCAAGTGTGAGAATTCGTGTGCACAGTCGAGCTGGCTTTGATGCCCGACATGGTCTAAAGTTCGCAGATGCAGATGGCAATATTTTTTCTGCTTCCATTGATAGTTCGAAGACTATTGAGCAGTCTACTTCAACAAAAATAGGCTACTCAAATGCTAGTACAACTGCAAAACTAGCTAGAGCAATTTACGGATCATTGCATCATGCTATGACATACGGTGTAACTGCAGCATCTACAGGATCAGCCTCAAGCGGCGGAAATAAGTTAAAAATCCAATTGGGCTACACTCATGGAACCTCAGGAATATCTAGACACCTATTTTTGTCTCAATCAACACCAGGGCCTGCCGGCAACAACACAATTACCCTTAGTCTGCCTGATGTATCATATATTCGAGCATATGCAGGTGACACAGATGTTCCTTCAAACCGCACAACTGGATTTACTGAAGGAGCCGCCGAAATCGGTGGCCCCCACGCAATACTGACGTCGACTATGAGAGGGACTAGAGAGTGGACTGATTTAAGCCATGGTTACAAATCATCCGGTGCAGGGTTTACTTATGATAACGACGTTTTCGGAACAGATTCAATAGCATTCGGTGGAAAAAAGAGATGAGCGACACAAGACTTAATAGACAAAAGTTAGTAAATTTTCACCCAACTGGGTCCAACATAGTCAGCGCCCTTAACGGTAGTCACTGGGACGGATCGACTACAAAACGTCCTCTGATGTATCTGTCTATGAATGATGTATCTGGTACTGACATAGGCGCATCCGGAGGCTATTTACATGACCGCTCCGGACAGGCTAATCACGCTGAAATTTATCACGCTACAGGGACTAATGCTACTGGAAAACCATCAACATGGCATCATGAAGATGTACCATGGGGACCTTCTCTAAGGAGGGGAATACACAAGTATTCGATTCAGATCAATGAAATGACTGGGTCAAAAACTGCTGCAAACTGGAATCTCCATTGGGCTGCAGCAACTAATCAGACAACCGCTAGAATTTATCACCCAGTTTCTATCAACCTTACAAAGTCTGACGGCACAGTAGCTACAGGCCAGTCTGAAGATATTGTATTTGAAAATGAATATACTTCAATGGTTTGGATAAAGCCTTCTAGATCAATATTCACAACTGTTGACGGTGACAAAGTCGGAATGGCTCTCTTTAATTTCACAAATCAAGAAATGCTATGGTACCGTCTCGAGGACGGCGCTTTAGCATGGGAAGTAGATGACCCCGCGTCGGGCAGAGATGACGAATACAACTACCAGCTAAGGACAAAGAAAAAGAGTCTTTTAAAACCTGACAAGTGGTATCATTTAGCAATTTCAAGGGATGTAAAGGGAGGCAAGCCACCTAGAATATACTTGAACGGAAAGCGTCTAACACTTGATTTTAATGTTAGCTGGGGAGGCTCCTCAAACACAGACGGTCTTCCTGGTAGTTCAACAAACTACATATCTCATATTTTTGGTGCCTGGACGGAAAATAGATGGGATGTAAACCCAGATGACAGCGACGGTTATGTTAACAAAAGACACTTTATTGGAAGGATAGCGCAGTGGATCACTTGGCCCATTCAACTGTCCGATCGAGATATCTACACGATCTACGGAGCGTGTCTAGGTGCCTATGAAAGAAAGTCAGGCGTGTTAGACGTAATTCCCCAGAGAGAACGTCTTTACATTCAGGATAATAAGACAGGATCCTACCCGACAATTCAGCGATCAGGAATTGACAATCGCCATGGAAGTTACAACGTTTCTTACGATGACACTAATACAATTATCTTCAAGAAGCATGCAGATATCTTTCCTGGAGAATTAGACAAAGTCAACAAGGGCGCTGTGAGAAAAGAAAGGCTCATGGCATGGTGGCGATTACAGAACCTTGCTGCTTCATCAAGTCACACCTCGTGGAAGGGTAGAATCAAGATAGGGACTACACTTTATAACGACGTCGCAACGTCGATGGTGGGCAATGGCTCGATGGTTAACATCACTGGTTCAAAAGGACACCCTGGCGCTGGAGACCAGAGACTTTTAGATTCAGGACAGTGGGGCCTTACAGGGACGCTGTTTGGTAACGCTACATTTACAACTGATCAAAGATTTGCCAAGTCATTTACAACAAGCTCTAAGGGTCCGTTCACAAAACCTCGTGAAGAAGACTTGAAACTTATGAGCCCCGATCAACTATCCCGATGGGGAGGCCAAAGAGCTCTTTTCCTACCCCAGACTGGAACCATGGCATCGTATGTTTCATTTACTGATAATGTCGTTCCAAAGATGCGTCTTGTTAGAGACTTTAAAAATGGTCGCAGAAGAGATAAGCCCTGGACAATGTCGATGTGGTTTAAAGTTCAAGATAAGGGGAATCATCATGATGATGCCATAAGCAACGACTACCACGGCTTCTTTACTATCGAGAATGACACGTCTGGAACTCTATCTCGTGCCAGAATTAAAAGAGATCTAGACACAGGTAGGTGGTCCATTAAGTGGTGGGTGTACGGTATTGACGACGAGACTGCTGACTTATCCACTGTCTCTGTAGAAACGAACAATCTTTACGCAAACGGTCAATATTTTAAGACTGTCCCTACTGGCTCACTACCCAACAGGGGCCTACCAGAAGGTTGGCATCATATAGCCTTTGTCTACAGAGGTGGTAAAGTCAGAAGATCTAATGCACACTGGCGCGGCAAAATAAAATCTTTGTTTAAGCTTGTAGGTTTTCTGCCAATTGTTAATCCTAAAGTCCGCGGCGGCCGAATGCAAATTTGGCTAAACGGAAAGCAGCTTGTCACATCTGCAACTTTAGGCAATGTGAATAGCTTCAAAAGAATTAAAGAACCTCACCCGACTATTTCTGATGGAAAAAATGTCGTCCTCGGCCACTACTCTGTAAAAGCAGCAAGGACTGCAGCTAACACAGGAATGACAGGCTCATTTTCTGGATCCCTCGCTGAGGTTGCTTTCTTTGATCGGGCCTTAAAGAAGCCAGGGATCAACAGGATTGTTAATAACGGCAAGTTCACGCCAGAAATTAACGTGACTGACTTCCCAATGATGCTTGATAGAGATCATCCTCAAATGGACAGAATGCCTGTAACAGACCTAAAGACATTCGGGTCAACCCGCCCAGGAATATCAGACACAAGGGTGACTTTCACAAAGGGCGACGACCTAGTACCCTTCGATGATCGAAAGACCCTCATCGCGACAGGATCAAATCTTATTGGGACTCCTTCGCACATTTATCCGGATCTCGAAGCACCTCTGGCGTCAAAAGCTTCATTCACAGTCAATATAACCCCAAAACACGACATGGTTCTGACAAAGTGGATGCACACAGGACCGGCATACGGTACTGCGGTTGGGTCTTGGGACGACGAAACAGCTAAACACTGGAATGTTGGAAGAAGCACACTCCGTGCTATGGCGAGAGAATACGAAGGTTCCGACGCGATATCAGCAAATGAGAATGATGGTCATAACGGTTCGGGTGGTGGTTCCGCTGGAACACACTGGTTAGATTCTAGATCTACCAAAACTGCTAATCTTCCCGGATTAATCCGCCCAGGAGGACCTATCGAGATAGGAGACTACACAGGCTTTGTGTATTATAACTTTCTCGCAGGGAAGTGGGAACAGATAGGCCTCTACGATCCTGCTTCAGGGGCAAGAATTCACTTCGATTATGCGAGTAGTGTTGAGTCCAGTGCCAACAGGTCGGGAAGGTCAGATACAGTTATTTCAGCATCTTACCCACAACAGTTTAAGCCCCCACCAAGAACCCGCGTGGCAGGAAGCTATCTTCAGGAACATTCATACGTTACAACTGGCAGGCCCTCTATACATGCGATGGCGCCACACGGGGTAAAATATCATGCGACATCTTCACAGGTAGTAAAGGTTTCAGACTATATAAAACAACCTTTCCTCTTAGAGCGAATTCGTGTAGAACTTCCTGTTCAAGCTTTTAAAGCCTTTGGTGGCGACAACGCATCATCATACACAGATAAGAATTATGCCGGCGGCTCTGCCGGTGATTACTACTCTGCAGTGGGTCGAGTCATGCACAGGCAGATTCATTGTGAAGACAGTATGGTGTTCTTCATCTATCGTCAAACCAGACCAAAGTTTCCTCACATTCGACCGACTAGATTTCCAAAGCACACAAACCAGCATGCAGGCTCGGCATATGATGAAGATAATCTTAAAAAATATACACACCCCCTCGTAGTGTCAGGAACTGAAAGATACTTGATATGCTCGGGCGTTGCAACATTCTATAATGATACACGCCATGCAGTTGATTCGGTAAAAGCGCAAGGAACTAACGCTATAACTGCATCGAACTTTCCAAATGATTATGAACCACAACACGGACCGGCTTGGAGTCACAACTGGGAACATAAGCTCACACTGACAGAGCAGGAGTGGTCTGACCAAGTAGCATCTGGCACTCAGAACGGAGTGTATACAGGTTCGATAATAATGGACATAATCCCGGCTGTTCAGGGCAGATTAAGTCTAGGCCAGTTTCAAGTATTTGGCCCTGGTGCATACGCTAATGGTTACGACACATCGGGAGGGTCCTCTGGCGGACCCGCATCAAAGGTCAGGCACTTTACCTCAAAGCACAAAGACAGGAGTGTTTTGTACGGCTTCTGGCCAGGCGGTACAGGCTGGAAGAACATTTTCCCATACAGACATACAGGAAAGACCAACTTCCGGGGTGATGGGGGGCAAGGAAACCTGACAGGCTCAGCCGGAATGGACTTTGTTAAAGCACTTATAACCGGAGAAGCCAAAGGCCAGTACAGCTTGCCCTTTGCAGATGTTGACGACTGCAGAACAATAAATAGAGCAGGTAGGCCTGTCGATGTTCTGTATCCCGTGACACTTTCAAATACTTCCGCCGGCGGCGGACCCACATGGGCTGCCTCAGGCTCTGGTGATGACCCAACACAGCGACAGCATCCATATCTTTTGATGCCCGAAGATGAGCTTGTGTTCGGCATAGATTATCTACCCATGATAACTGAATACGGCTTGCAAGCCAATGAGATGTCTGGTTCGTACATAAAGCTGCTTTCAACAGGATCAGCTACAGTTACATTTTATGGATCGTTTTTCAAAGAAGGGAAACCGTATACGCCATCACTAAATCAGAACCTGACGTCAGATGCTGTTCATGAAGTAGTAGGAAACGATCCCGTAATAGATCAGTACATGATAGCACCGAGAGATCAATATTCTGGATCTTATATCGATAATTTATTCCGCGGCCCACCAGGAATCAAGGGTCTAGTTGATGGGTGGCACGGCGGCAAATTCAAAACTGCGTTTAGTGGTAATATGCAGGGAGCCACCCGACGACGTTGGCGACAGAGTATTGTAGGTGGTGATATCTGGAAAGTACTTTCAGAACCTGTCAAGATACTGCTTTCAGGCGCCCGCTACGAAGACGCCCTTAGTAAAGGCAAGATGGTAATGCAGTTCAGCCCTACTCCGTACGGCGCCCCAGCCTGGGGATCAAAGCATGGTGGGACCACACGTGCTGACATGGGTGTGGCAGGAAATGCAGGCAGGACGTGGTATGAAAAGGAGAATGTTTCAGGCCAGTACAGCATGAACGGCTTCCCCGGGTGGCACGGTGGGGAGGATGAATTCGGATCTTCTTCATCTTATTATTACAGCACCCGAGGCTCTGGGATTCATTCAAAATACAATAAAGGTGGCAACTGGGTATTTCACAACAACATTCAGTCTACTGCTAAGCCCTTTCCTGCTAGTTTGCTGAGAGGTGTACGTCTAACAACTCAAAACGAGAGATATTATGATTCGCTAATTCCTCATCTAGGACAATATGCAAAGGCTCATAAGGGTCATGTCATTATGGGAAGAAATCATGTAGATACTAAAGCAACCAGGCGCCCAGCAATTTCACTGCCTCATCAAACAAGAATAGGCTACACAGGATCATTCTTTGACCACGGTGGCCTCACGCATGCATTTTCGCCTTCCGGGCTGACATTTAAGGACAGCTTTAAGACCCCGATGTGGACTAATATTTACTATTACCAAGCTCGATGTTGGACTAAGTCTGTTAGCAGACCTCAAAATACGTCCAAAGCCCATGGCTTCATGGTAGAACCTACTGATCGTGCAGGTTGGGA